AGGCTCTAGTTAAGGATGCTAAAGAGCAATTTCCTAAGTACGATTTTTACTTAGTTGGTTCAATGGCAAGATTAAATCCACGACCAAATGATATAGATATAGGAATCATTCCTAATAAGGGAAAGGTGCAACTAAAAGAATGGGAGAAGGTATTAGAATTTTTTGAAGATAAATATATTGATAATCTTAAAGTAGATGCTCAGATAGTACCTGCTTATAGAAAGTTATTTAACTATAGCGGAGAAACTGTTAGGAAATTATCTAATAGTAAAATATATAGGTATATATATCATACTGAAATTCCTTCTAATAGTTTAAATGTTAAGTACTCAAGGGCTTGTGGTAATTTATGGAGAAAGAAAGTTCGAGTTGTCTCTGATAAGTATAGAGCAAGAGGATTAATGGGGATGGAATTCACTAATATAAAATTATAATGGCTAATAAATCAGTAATAAACCCGGGGCTTTATCATTTAGGATTCTCTTTTGATTTTCCTCCTTATCATAATGAGGAGTATAGAGACGAGAATGAGATTAAGCAATTAAGATGGAAACACGCAGTTATGTTTAATAGAAGAGCCTATGTTGGTAACGTAGAGGTTACTAATTATGATGGTTCTGTTGAGCATTTATCTGATTCCGTTTTTAAATCTAGGACTAATAAGTTTGATTCATTTAGTAAAGATAGAAGGATAGATGTAGCGGTAGGCGATGGTGAGGATATATCTGCATTAGCTCACTTCGCAGATATGTTATTACAATTTAAACAAACTACTCTACATATTATAAATTGCTCAGGTGCTTCTGAGTTCTTAGAAGGTACATATAAATTTAAAGGAGTTGATAGTTCTACTTCGGTATGCACAACAGCATATGGTGTTGTTTGGGCTAATAAACATGGTTGTTTCTTTTTTGATGGAAGGCAAGTTAAGGATATATTAAATAAAAGAGGCACAAGGAGAGTAAGCCCATCTACTTGGACTGCATTTGCAACAGGAACAATTAGAGCTGGGTTTTTCCCTCTTGAGAATCAAGTAGTTTTTATTAATGATGGTGGAGATTGGTTTGTATATGACCTAGTTACCCAATCTCTAGTTAAAGGAGATGCAAGAGTATCATCTGAGAATAAAACTAATATGATTAATGCTTGGGAAGGTAAACTACTATTAGGTTCTAATAACGGGTCTGATGCATTAGATGTAGATGCTTTGAAAGCAGTCGCTACAGAAACCAATACATTGGATAGTAAGAAATTTTCAGTATCCACAAGAGAATTAGATGGTGGAATACCGAGTGTGGAAAAGAAGTGGAAAAAAGTATATGTCACTTATAGAAATGCAGGGAGTGGTAAGTTAAAGATATATTATTCAGGAGTGGCAAAAAGTGGAGAGATTACATGGACAGAAATAAGTCAAAGTTCAACCAATGGTCAGTTTGCAAGTTCAGGAAATTGGACTACAACAGGTTTTAAAATAAATACAAATGCCTATAGTATGAGAATTAAAATAGAATCAGCCAATCCTGGAACTGATGCAGTACCTTATAATTTTGAGATAAATGATATAACTTTTGTCTATCGCACCAAGACGGTGAAGTAATGCCCCAGTCAGAAGATAGGCGAATACGACACTTAACGAAGTCGGTTACTCTCTCTTACATACCATCATCAGAGTATGGTAAAAATGGTGATACTGTATTTGTAAAGAGTGAGAAAAGTAATACTATCGAGCAATTTCTAAAGCAAGATGGTAAATGGATTTCTTTGGCTTCAGGTATAGGCGCAAATGATTCTAGGAGAAGAGCAGGTAAGAGAGGGGCAAGTGATGCTTCTACTACTACTGTTCAGAATATCACTGTTAACCAAGCCGAGTCTACTGGTACGGGAGATGGAACATCTACTAGTGACCATTCTTTATTAGAGAACCTAGACGATGATGACCATACACAATATGTTCATACTTCGACAGCTAGGACTGTTTCAGCAAATCATACTTATAGTGGTAATCCCGGATTCTCAGGAACTCCTAATTTCTCAGGACAACCACAATTTACTAAAGCTGATGGTAATACTCCATTTACTGTAACATCTACTACTAAAGTAGATAATTTAAAATCAAGTGATAGTGATAAATGGGATGGAAACCTATTTTCAAGTTATTTAGACCAAGCAGTTAAGACTTCATCTACTCCTAGCTTTACAGAGGTGACTTTACCTCAATCTGGTTTTAAGATGAAACATCCATCAGCTTCAAGTTACTATACTATATTAAAACTAGGAGACACTGAGCTTTCGGCTAATAGAACATTCTCTATTAATACTGGAGCAGATGCTGATATAAGTTTAAATGTTGAATCTGACTCTAAAATAAATCAAGATGTGACTACTGATGGAAGTGTGATATTTGGTAATGCTACATTAAGTAATCTTGCGGCTAGTAGGCTTATTGCTTCTAATGGAAGTAAGAAAGTAGTCTCATCAGATTTAGCAAGTTGGGTAGCAGGTACTAGTAATCAAGTATCGGTAGCAGATGATGGTGATGGCACAATTACTTTATCAACTCCTCAAGATATACATACATCAGCTACTCCTACTTTTGCGAGTGCCACTTTAGGCACTGTTAGTGCAGGTGCTTCAGCAGGTACATTAACTACTACTACTGGAGATTTAGTTCTTGATGCATATTCTAATACTTTAAAGTTAAATGCCGATGTTGACATAGAATCTTCACTAGATGTGGGTACAAACCTTAATATTTTAGGCAATACAATATTAGGTGATACTACTGATTTTAGCTCAGGTTCTCCGGATACTGTTGAAATGAAAGCCAATGTCACCGTTAAGGGTGCATTAACTGTTGACGGAACTACTACTACTATTAATAGCACTACATTAACAGTCGATGATAAGAATATTGAATTAGGAACTGTTGATTCTCCTAGTAATACAACGGCTGATGGTGGAGGAATAACGCTTAAAGGGGCTACTGATAAGACTATTAATTGGATTAATTCAACAGGTTCTTGGACTTCTAATCAGCCTTTTGAAGTAAGCAATCAATCAAGTCAATTAAAATTAAGTTATGATGGCTCTAATTCTAGTACTTTTGGAGTAGATAGTAATAGTATACTTACAATAGGGGCTAGTGATGTAAGATTTAATGCAAGTGGTCAGAATGTAGACCCTTCAGCTACTGTACATACTGATTTAGGTGCTTACAATAGAATGTGGCGCAGCCTTTACGCTGCAGAACTTTATGTTGAGACTATCGTTGCTCAAGATGTAATGGCTACTATTGGTGGTCGCATTGTAGTCGCCCCAACTACAAAGTTAATAGCAGATTTATCTAGTGGTGCTACTACTATAGATGTTGAACATAATAATATAACTAATGCTTATATAAAAATGCAAACTGCTCCCGGTGGTGTTGCTCAGATAGAAATAATGAAGGTTGCAAGTGGCGCACCTACAACTATTACTGGTGGTTATAGATATGGAATTCAGAGGAATGAAGATGGTACGGGTGCTAATAGTTGGGTAGAAGGAGATGCAGTTGTTAATCTAGGTGCTGCGGCTGGAGAAGGATTTATAGATTTAACATCTACTACTACATCATTAAGTCATCTCGGTCCGAATATGACAATCTACTCAAGGACTGGAACTGCTGATTGGGACGACCTAGAAGCAACAGTTTCAGTAGGAAATTTAGAAAGTTGGGTAGACTATAGTTCTGATGAATTTGGAATTGCTATTGGTAGCAATATGCTTAATTCTCCAAATGCTGCGAGTAATCCTTTTCATGGATTAACTGCTGATAGAACTAATGGTCTTAGAATGTTTAATACTCCTATTGAATTATATAAAGCAGGAGTTAAGAAGGCTAAGTTTACTGCTGATGGAGGTATTAAACTCGGTGACCAGATTGATGGTGGTGGAGAATCTCTTAAATTTCAATGGGATGAGGTAAATAATGAGTTAACAATTACAGGCATTATTCATGTCGCTAGTGGGAGTACAGGGGTAGGTGATACTATCTCAGATGGTACAACAATATCAGCAGGAGGTATATATGTTAACAGCGGTACTGGGAAGTTTACAATATCTAATAGCTCAAATGATATTGATTATGGTGATGCTAGTGCTATATTTCTTGGGCTTGATTCTTCTGCTCCTAAATTTTCCTTAAAGGGGGCTGGAACACAAGGTTTAACGTGGGATGGTTCTAATCTAGGAGTTACCGGTACTGTTACTGTTCAAAATCCTGAAGATTTCGCAGGGAATTCACTACAGGAACAATGGGCAGGAAACGCATTAGATACTAATGTTTGGACAATCGTCAAAGAGTCTGGTCATACTGACCCTACTGCCACAGTTAGTGGTGGTACAATGCAACTAGCTACTAATAATGAAAAATGGCAAGGATTTAGGTCTTCAACAACATTCGCTAGAGCAAATAGACCAGTATTTGAGTGGGATGTTACTATGCATCAAGATGGTAATGTCGGAATTATGATTGGTTTAGAAGATTCTGCTAATCAATACGCTGGATATTGGGGTGATTATCTTGTATTCTTTAGAAAAATAAGCAATACTGACGAAAGAATTAGACTTTATTATTATAATGGAAGTACATATACTAATAATACAGACTTAGCAACTTCGAGTAATGATTCACTATGGGTGGTTGGAGATACATTTAGAGTTAGGTGGAAATTACTTGCTACTGGTTGTTATTTAGAAATTTTTAAGAATGGAAACTTTACATCTCCTTTATATACACACACTTTTACAAGTGGAACTGCGACTCACTATCATTTAAAGATGACTGCAAATGATAACTCTACTTATCCAGATAATGATTTGACACATAATGGTATCGTAGCACAAGGTCATTTACCAATAGGCACAGTTATAAGTGGTGCTAATATAACTACTGGTTCCATAGAAAGTACGAATTGGAGTAGTAGTGCAGGTTCTCAAATGGATTTAGACAATGGTACAATCAGTCTTGGTGGCTCTAGTTCTCCTAAATTCTCAGTCACGAGCGCAGGTTTAATGACTGCTCGTAGTGGATATATAGGTTCAGCCTCATCTGGTTGGTCTATAACTGATGATAGATTATATAATGGTGATGGTGCTACAACAGGTACTGAACCATCTGAACTTCATTTGCAATTTAATACACAAAATTCTGGTAGTGGTAATATTTATAGTTGGAATCAAAAATTAGCAGGTCTATCAGCCACTTGGCATAAAGCCGCACACGCAGGTCATATGGTATTTGGTCAAGTTGCAAGTAGTGGTACTGCAATAAAAACAAATTATTTCGGTATTCAAATGATGGATTATGAGGGTAGAGAATACTTTTGTTTATCTGCTAATGGAGCGGATGATAATAGTGGTTCGTCAGGTTCTGTTTATAATAAAATAGCAGGTTGGTCTTTCGATGAATCTGGTATATATAAAGATAGTAGTGGTCATATAGGTATAACAACTTCAGGACATTCTGATGTTGGTTCTGTGCCTTCTTTTTTCGCAGGTGCTACTGGTAGTACAGGAGCAGATTCTACTATATCCTTTGGTTCTGATGGTAAGATAAGAGGTTCTGGAATATACAATAGAGATAATCAAGACTGGGCTATTGAAGCGTCTAGAATATTTGGAGATGGTGGAGATGGTGATATAGAAATAAAGAGAAAAACTACAAGTAATACTAACCCGGGTTTTACATGGAAAAAGGATGGGGTTACTCAGTCTGATGTTTATGTAAATGGTTTTATTACAAATGCCTCAGGTGATAATCTATTTAAGGTTAGCACATATAGATTAGTGCAACAGAGAGATATATATTTAGATACATTTACTGCTGATTTAGATGTTGCTGATTTACACATTGAACCTAACGGATTTAGATTTTTCGTTAGGGATAGAATTATATTAAAAAATGGTGCTTCATCTGGTGCCGGTGCGTTGTTAGTGTTTAGGGCGCATGGTTATAATGGTGGAGCGGGAGGGAATGGTAGTCCAGGTAGTAATTCTGGTTCTGCACCTGTGTCAGGAGGGGGTGGTGGAACTGCAGGTAGTGCAGGAGGTAGACATTATAGTAATACTACTACACCGACTCCTAATTTATTACATGGTACTTTTGGAGAGACTGGAAGGGCTGGTGGAGACGGAGCATCTGCAATAGGGTTTGGAGCAGGCGCAGCTGCAGATGGTGACCCCGGTGATGGAGGAAACCCAGGTGACGCTCCTGTTAGCACAAGCAACATCACAGTTTTAGGTTTATCTGGAGCATCAGGAGGAGCAGGAAGGGAGGGGAAATCGGGTAGTGTTTCCTCAGGAGGGGATGGTGGTTCTCATGGTTCTGGTGGCTCAGGTGGAGCTGCAATCAATGCATCTACTAAGATGGCATCTATTGACCCTCATTTAGTTACTACATTTAGAGATATATATACTAATACTGATAATGCTGAAAGAATTGCACCTAATCCCGGTGGTGGTTCAGGTGGCTCAGGTGGAGGTGGTGGAGCAGGTTGGGATGCACAAGAAGACGAGTATCTGAGTGGTGGCGGTGGAGGAGGCTCTGGAGGTTCTGGAGGTGGGGGAGGTATAATCATGGTTGTAGCAAGATTAGTAGAAAGGTCTGGGAGTAATTATGGTAAAATTAAATTCTCCAATCACGGTGGAAATGGCGGTGCAGGTGGAGATGGTGGTTTACCGGGACAAAAAATAGAGTAGGTAATAATATGAGATGGATTAATACTAAGGTTATATATTCATGGAATGGTAGTAAGTATATAGAAAAATATGTAGAGGGCTATTATCACTATGGAGATTTGGCTTTATGTGATGTTTTAGTAGAAGCAGGAGCAGGAGGGGGAGGCGGTGGAGGTGCCGGAGGAAGTGGTGGAACAGTAGTTTTCATTACAAGTCACTTGACTCAACCACTAATAGATGATAGTAGTATCTATGCAACAGTTAATGGTGGCTCAGGAGGAGCAGGTGGAGAAACTGGTGGGGATGCTTCGACATATGGTACAACTGGCTATACTGGTGGAACAGGTACAACTGGCAAATATATCAAAATAATATTATAATTGTCTATTCTCAGGGAAACAGTTAAAATTGAAATGGTAAAATGGGCTTAATATGGCTAGAAGAAGTGGATTAAGAAGCGCAGCTGCGAAGTCTATGACTCGTCTGAAAGGACATGAGTATGATAGACACGTAGCTGAGTCTTTACGTCAAATAAATCAAAAAGCTTTCGAGGACAAAGAGAAACGAATTGATGAAAGATATGCTGCGGCTGGGCAGTTTATCAATCTTATGGATAAGATGTCTGCGGCAAGAGAGCAGGACGCTAAGGCTGAGAGAGGCGTAACTCAGATGCAGAAGGAGACAGGAACTGAGGTATCGTATAAGAAGGTTGGGCTTGGGGACTGGCTTAAGGGTGAGAGTAAGTTTCGAGATATAGGTAAAGAGACTTTTACTTTTGGTGATACTGAGTATAGTAAAGCAGACATGATAGCTTATGATAAGACTTATAAAAAGAATAAGTGGGAAGATGTTGATTTTGACCAGTCTGATAAAAACCAAGCTGAAGTTGATGCTCAAGAGACAGATGTTGATGAGAATGAAATCAAGCCGTGGACTTATGAAGGTCAAAAATCTAAAGATAGGGCAATTAAGTTAGAAAAAAGAAAGCAAAAAGTGGAAGAATACAGAGCAAAGATGGATGAAAATAAGGCATTGAGAGAGGCAAAGAGAGAAGAAAGAAAAAATGCGAGGCTAGAAAAAGCTGAATTAAAAGAACAAGGTCTTATGTTGGCAGGCAAGGAAGGGAGTGCTTGGGATAAATTTAAAGGTCATTTTGCTAATATGTTTGGAGATGATAAAGATATAGATACTATGGACAAGGATAGAAAGGATAGTGGAGTAAGTAATAAAGATACAGAGTATAACCCAGATGTAGAACCTGCGTCTACTGAAGAAATTGTTGAAAAATATACTGAAGGTACTGAAGAGGACTATACTAAAGCTGTTGACTTAACCGAAGGAGGAGATGTCCCCACAGAAGCACAGTCAGATATTGATTCAGATGTTTCAGATGAAAATTTAAATAAACGCCTATCTAAGTCTCCAGATTCAGGAGGTAGTAGAGATTATTGGGGGGAATTCAAAGATAGTTTTACTGATGATAAAGGTCTTTTTCAAGGGGGAGAAAAGGGTCGTGTACTTGGAAGATTTTTAGATAAATTTGATAAGCCTGACTTAAAGACAGTAGAAACACCTGTTCTTGAAGAAGAACAAGACCCTCATATTGATGTAGAAGAGCAAGGTGATAAAGGTGATAAAGCAGTAGTCACTAGTTTAGATGCTATAGAAGAAGTAGCTAAGAAATCTGTTGCTCAACAATATATTGATAAGAATCAGAAATTTGATGAGAATGTATTGAAACATCACTCTAAAAACCTTCGTGTTGGCTGGAGTGGGAAAGACAAGAAAGAAGGTACATCTATGTATAGTCTTTATGAAGGGGATAATGTGATAATGGAAAATATGTTTGAAGTTACTATTGACCCCGACACAGGTATGGATACTAGAGTATTTGCCTCAAAAAATCCGATGGTAAAGGGTGTAGATTTCTCTATGTTATCCGGTATGGATAAATTAGGTGCGTCAAATAATAAGTGGAGGACTAAGCCAGATAGAACTCCTGAGAATCAAGCAAAAGCTGATAGCATTGTAACTGCAGCAAATCAACAATTATCTGCAAATTTGGAAGATTTGGATATGACAGACTTATTTGATAAAGGAAAAATCACGCAAAGAGAGTTTGAGGATTGGATGGATGGTAAAGTTCCTGCTAGGAGAGGTTACAAACAAGGTGATAATTATGCATTTGCTAACTAGGAGGTATAAATGTTTGCAGCTATAGGCGTAGGATTAACTGCTTTACAGATGATAGGAGGGGCAAGAAGAGGTGCTAAGCAGAGCAGACACAATATTGGTGAATGGCAGTCTCAGATTGGTGACATTAATAAGTCTCTTGGTGAATTAGAAACTCAAGCTACTCTTCAAACAGAGGTTGCTAAGTCAGACCTTACTGAGGATTTAACAAGGGAAGGGAAGAATCTTGGCAGAACTAAGACTGAAGCTTTAGAGAATGTAGAGGAGGCAAGTACAGAATTTGCATTTAGTGGAGAAGAGCAAGAGAGATTAACTGATGTCACAGAAAAGATTGATTTAAATTTTGAAGATACAAAGAAGGTAGCTGAGAGGGAATTAGATAAGACACTTGCGTCCATTGAAGAGTGGAAAGGCTCAGAGAGAAAAAGATTAGAAGGAGAAAGAAAGACCTTGCAAGGGCAGATTGGTGCGGCAAGGAATACTGATTCATTTTTAGAAAACTTATTCGGGTAGCATATTATGGCAAATTTATCAGCGACAATCGCAGCATTAAATTCAATGTTAGCATCTCAAGAGAGAAGGCTACAAACAGACGTTCAAGCTTCACTCGCGGCTATGGACTTAGGTTTAAAAGAAAGGCAGAGAAAAGATTTAAAAGCCTTTAGAGATAGAACTCTTGCTGATAGAGAGAAACAAACTAGTATCATGGAGAAGAGACAGCGAGATGAACGCAGGACAATGAGGGCTAATGAGTTTCATAAAAATGCTGAAGAGATACAAAATGTTATCACTATGGAGAAGATAGAGTTTGCAAATGATATATGGAGTACTATGTTTTCTGCTACTTACGATAAGATTGTTGGTGGTACTACGAAATTAGAGGATAAGCATTATACTAATATGTATAAATATCTATCTGGCGACAATGTTGGATTTAAACAGGAGGATGCTAGGAGAATAGGAAGGGCTATTTTGTCATATGGTAGTTGGACAGGAGAACAGGGAGGAAAGCCTGCTTCGGTAATGATTGATATAGCTAGGTATATGGGTGGTAGAATGGCAGACGATACTACTAAAGCTGGATTTTCATTCGCAGCTTACAATGCAGGGATGGCTCCAGACCCCAGAGACGTAAGTAAATCTGGGTTAATGAATAGTCATAACAATTTGGTTTTTTATGGTAAAGCCAAAGAATTGGATGCTATGCAAAAAGATTTAGATAAAGAGATTGAAGAGCTATCATTTGTATCATCTAAGCCGACAGAAGCAGAAAGATATGAAGAAGAAAATTTAATTAAATATGATTGGGATAGAGCAAAAACCCAAAAAAGATTAGATTACGTAAGAAACGATGAAAAAGAAAAGAATGACCCCGGTAAAGGTTCATCTGTTATAGCACCTACTTTGAAAAATATTACTACACAATCATATACACCTATGACTCAAGTGGATAAAGCTAAAAAAGAACTCGATAAAATGATTGAGATGAGAGAAGCTGGTGACTATTCATATAGGACTACACAACCTTTTCTTGATTTAAACCCATATTTTCAAGGCACATACGATGCTTCAGGTCAAATCACGGGAGTAAATGTTCAAAGGATGACTGGTGCAAAATTTGACCAGCCTGCGGGTGCATGGGATTATGATATGAAGACTGATGAAAGATTGCAGATGACTGAAGACGAGCAATATGAATTCCAAGAAAATGTGATGACTGATTTAGGAGACCAAGTTAAAGATGCTCGTGACACTATTATGAAGATGAATAAGGATATGGCTTTGGTAACTGAGAACGCTGCAAGAGAAGGTGTCACTACCTTACCTCAAAACTTTCATGCGATGGAAATTACTAGGTTCAGAGAAGAAGAAAGACTTGCTTATCTTGAACAACAGCAAATGCAGTTATACGAACAAGTGGCTAATAGAACATTAGAAGGAAAAGATGAGTGGTGGTTTGGAAGAAATGAAAGAGAACTGAGAGAAATGCTTCCGGGAAAATACTTAACTGAAAGTGAAAGAAAAAGTAGGAAGCATCAAATTCAATCAAAAAGATTTAATACAGGTCTTCCTATCCCATACTCAAGAGCTAAAGGTATTAATCAACATGGAACTGCAGCTGGTGGCAGTCTTTATGATTATTTAGGGACTGAACCTTATAAAGTGCCTGAGAAAACAGAAGACGTTGGTAAGAACCAATCAAACGTCTATGACCCTAATAGTTTCGGTAATACAATGAAAAGAGGGTTTGAAAATATGGGACAAGGTCTTTTGACAACAATGGACTTATTATCATTTAAACCTCCTTATAAGGGCTAACTATGGGATTACCATTATTCGGTAGCACTGTTCAGGAAAAACTCAGGTCTACCACACAAAATGTAACTACACCTACTGTTTCTTTAGGAGAATTTGATTTTCCTACTGAACATAAATGGTTCGATGAAATGCCTGAGATTCCTAAAACTGAGGCTTTAGCAGGAGTTCCTAAGCCACCTCAACCTAGAGAATCTGGTACCGCTAATGAATTTTTAGGTAGATTAATGTGGGGTGCTTTAGATAGTGCCACATTCAATGCTTTGAGATGGGCAACTGATGATAAGAGTAAGAGCCTTGCTGACACTATGATGGGAGAAGAATCTGGTCAGACAAGAGCTGGAATGTGGGGAGAAGGAATAGGTCAAGCCGCAGGATTCCTTGTTCCTTTTGGTACATTTGCTAAGGGGGGAAAAGTTTTAGTTTCTAGTGTTGGTAAGTATGGTTCAAAGAATGTAGCAAAGAAAATTACTGATGAGATAGCTGAGGCTACTGCTAAGAAAGCAAGTGTTCAATTTACTACCAAATCTGGTAGTATTATGAAGGGTCCGAAGTATACTGAAGAACTTGCTCGTGATAAATTCCTTAAAATAATGGACAAGCAGTATAGTGGTAAGAAAGTAATGAACCATTATGCTGATGGCATGAAAAGTGTAGCTGAAAGAAATGTATTTAGAGAAAGAGTTACCAAGAATTTTGCTGAAAATCTTCAGGAAGAGATGGCTAAGAGTGGGTTAAGATTAGATGGGGCAACAGCAAAAGCAATAGAATCTACATATGCTAAGTTTTTTACTAAGGCTGAAACAATGCCTGTGTCCAGTATAGCAGGGGCAATACAAAGATTTATGGCTAAGAGAGTTCCCGGTCTTGGATGGGATAGTAAGTTAGCATCTGCAGGTTCACTAATGATGGAAGAGGCTATTTTATTTGCTGGTGTTGAGTCAATGTTTGAAGGTATCAATGCATCTCAGAACGATAGAGAAGCCCATTATGGAGAAACTATATCACACGCTGCGAAGATGGGTATGATGTTAGGTGCTGTTAGATTAATACCGGGTGGTAAAAAAGGTTATAATAAGTTAGGATTAGCTGGTCCATTATCTGGTGCTGAGTCTGGTTTTGGTGGTTTTAGAAAGTTAATTCTAAATAGAGAACCATATAAGAATAGAATTAATCATACTGTTGAGAAGCTAAAGGGTGGAGGCACTAAGCCTACTGAAGATACACAAGCATTATTTGAAGTATTCAATATGATTCAACAGGGAGGACAAACTTTAAAAGGTTCACCTGTTAAAGATATATTAATGAGGAGTGCTAAAGATAATCCGTGGGTTAAAAAAGGTATATTTGGTGGAAAGAGTGGGAAGAATTCTGTTAGTATATCAAACTTTGACGCAGGAGATATAGAGAGGATACTTGGACAGTCAGGTTCAGGTTGGAGAACAATAGGAGGAGTAAGGGTCAATCAAAAAGAAGTTGCTTCTCAAATTATGGCTGATGGCTTAGATGATGTGTTTAGAAATTTCAAAACATCTTGGCAAAAGAATTTTTTCAAGGAATATGCAGAGGACTTCTTAAGGTCTTCCCCTCGTATGGTTATTGGTGGCATTACTATGGCAGGAGGACCGGGCATTGTAATGGATGAGAACATAGAGTTTGTTGATAAAGTTTATCATATTGCTCTCGGTGGTTTTATGATGAAGCATGGTAAGCAGTTAAAATGGTATGGTAAGGATGGTCGAGCAATAGAAGGTTCTCAGTTCTTCGGTAAAGCACAGCCGTGGGGATTCCATGAGAAGTTTAAAGAACAGACTGCTATGATGGAGCTTCTTGGCGGTAACCCTAAAGACCATTATATGTGGCAAAGTTTTAAAGAGCAGATGGAGGGTAAGCCTTTGGTTTCCTATCTTGATTCTGTTATTAGGTCATCTAAAGAAACAAAAGATATACTTAAAGTTAAAGATGAATTTTTAAGGGAGAGTAAAGGAAAAAATATATACTTCACAGAAGGCACTCCAAAAGAAATAAAAGATAATAGTGAGATAGCTAATAATAAAGAAAATAAAGATTTGTATGAAATATTTGTATCTCATGGTGCTAATAATTTTATGCCAGCAGAAAGTCCCAAGAATGGTAATGTCTTTTCTGTTAAGAAATGGGAACATCTTACTAATCGTGAGAAGAAAAACTTCATTAAAAAGATGAAAGAAAAGAATGTTAAAAGCTCAGATGATTATTTAGATATTATTATTGATTCTAATATTGATGTAATCCACGACATTCAAAACAGTATTCAAGGTGGTCTAGTTTCAGCATTACAACAGAAGTTTAAGAAAGGGACAAGAGGTGAAGAAGATGGTGCTATGTGGATGGCTTCCGACACTTCCGATGGTAAGATTAGGCTACCTAAAATAGATGCTGAGACTACAGGTTCTAAGAAGTTAAGCGAGTCTGAGCTTCAATCTGTTGTAAAGTACAATCAAATGGTTGATTTCTTACATGAAGCTGGTCGAGTAGAGATATTTTCTAAAAATGCTCAGGATACTGGAACTAAAGTCAATATGGATAGTCCTCGTCTTGGTGAATTTTTAAGTAGCATTGAGAGTGTTCATAAAACAGTTCAAGAAAAGCTTGGTCTAGGTGGGAGCGAGACTCATGAAATAGCCTTAAATGACCCTGTATTTGTTACTGCTAATAGATTTTTTAATACACATAACAATATTAAGACCGCAGAGTCTTGGATTGGTAAGGTTATGTATGATAAGAATGTTGGCAATCGTGATATAACATTTGAAGGAGATACAAAACAAGAGGCTAAGTCTTTATTGAGAAAGATATTCTATGCAAGTGGAGATGGAAGAACAGGTAGGGTTAGTGAGCTTGATGTAGTACATGATTTAATCAAGGTAGATAAGAAAACTAAACAGAAAGATGGTGATGTACAACTATCTAGAGAACAAGAGTTTGTAGATTCATTACATGAGATAATTAAGTTTCATGGAACATCTAGATTAAAATCTACTGGCAGTAAGGCTAAAGAATTTCATTATCCTGAGATGAAAAAAGATGTCAGGAGACTTCAAGAGCTTATGCAGCAAGATGGCATTACTCTATTTTCACATTGGAATCAAGGTATAAGAAATGAATTTGTTGACAATCTTAAGAAAGCTACTCTAAAGCAAAAACTTCAAGGTCAGATAAGAAATTCAGATGGGACTGTTCGTGATGTTGAGGCTTCAGATATTGATAATATTGTTAAACTTATGGATTCAGGTCTTGTTAATGAAAATTTAACCTTGCTTAATGTAAAAGGTATTTGGGGAGACGTAAGTGGTCAACATACTGAGTCTCTTATCAATTCTTGGAGAGCAGGTAAGAGAGGTAAACCAATTCAGGGTGTAGATAATAATGTACAATTAGAGTTCAATAAATTCCTAGATGACATCCTTCTTGCAGAGAAGGCTGATAGGAGAGGTAGGACAGATAAGCAGATTAAAGACGAAATACAGGGGATAGCTTGGGATACTTTTAAGCAGTACCAAGAAGCTGTTGAGCCTTACGTTATTAAAAATATTAAAGATAAAAACGGAGACATTAGAAGAAGTGGGATACTCCATCTTAATAAAACCCAAGAGGTTTTTATGGATAGGGCTACCCTTATATCTATTAATGCTCAAATGCACTGGGCTAACCACAATAAGAAGGCTGGTTCGGTTGAAAATTTTATTAATGACCTAAGAGATGCTTCAAAGAGTGAGAATATAGAGATGAGGAATTTCGCTACTAGGTTGCTTAGAAATTTTGCTAGAAGTGATGCTGATTACACAAGAGCATTGGAATTAGCCAATAGATATAAACTTTATGATAGTGGTAAGAGGAAGTTTAATGAAGCTAAGGCAAAAATAGATGGTACTTTTGTTGAGCCTAGTGAGAGAATGAAGTTGTTTTTAACTCAAGTTGCTCGACCTACCTATGGAAGTAAAAAGCAAGTAGAAGCTAATTATGATAAATGGAAAGATATAGAGACTTTAGAGAATGGTAATGAGGGTTTTCACCAAGAGAATATGTCTACAATATCTCAAAAATATAACTTCTTTGGTCATTCTTTTAAGGATGGTTCTGAAATTATCTCCTATGGTGAACAGTCTGTTGTAGACCAATTACATCAAATACATGACGGTTATGTTAAATCAAATGGGACTATTGACACAGATGGATTTATTCGTGATTTAAGAAAAGCTGCGGAGAAAAATGGTCCAAAGGATAGAGATGGTGACAAATTTAGTGACAAAGAGCTATCTAATTTAGATTCTGATTTAAATAAATTAAGAATGGATATAGTTAACTCTGAGACTATTCCCTTAGTTACAATTAATACAGATAGAACTAATAGAGAAGGCTCTCACTATCATGATTTAAAGAATAAGGTTAAGACGACTCCTGTTACTCTAGGCATAAGGAAAATATTGGAGGGGGTTGAGATGCCTTCTAACCATATGCTTGGCGACTTTGTTATGATTGAAAGAGACATCATGACTGATGGTAATAAATATAAACCAATATCTGGTGATGGTGTAAGGGCAGATATAAACAAGCAGTTGTATGACGCAGAGAGAACATCCACAACTAAGGATATGAAGATAGTAGATGAGTCTGGTGTAGAAAGACCAATGACTCAAGAGCAACCTAATAGAAAGGTGTTATATAGTTTCGGTTCTTCTAAGCAGTCATTTGGCATTGTTGCTGAAAGAGGTAGTTTAAATGCTATGGCAGGAAACTATCTTAGTTTTCTAAGGGGGTTAAAAAGATTTAAAGGTAAAGAAGGGGAAGCAGAACTTCAAGCATATCTAAATGAAACTTTTGGTGTACACTCTAATGGAATTAATTCAAGAATTAAAATTGTAGAGAAAGATGGTGAAGTAAGAATAGAAAGCACAAAAGAAGATGGTCATATCAATGCAGAGTCAGCTCAGCAGGCAGTAAAGAATATGATAGATGATAGAATCTTCATAGATGTGGTAGGTGCTGATTTCTATTTTAACAATATAAAGACTTTAGATGCTAAGAGTCAATCTACCTTAAATGGGAGATTGAGTTTATTTAACAATATGAATTCCAATACCTTAAGTAAGGAAATATTAACAGACATATCTAAGTATCAATTAGATTTTGCTAAAAAGGGAGATACTCAGGCATTATCAAACGCAAAAGCTCTGAAAGACCTTGCTGATGGTAAGTTCGAGATGAAAGTTTTTAGAGATGAATTCGCTCCAGAGCAAATGAAAAAAGAAGTTCACCATATGCTGAATGAACAGATAAAGCATTATGAGAATGAATTAGCTGACCCAAATTTACCAAAAGATTTAAGAGAAGGTATAATAGCAGATAGGGATGTTGCGAAGGAATTATTAGCCGATAAGAGTGGTATGGATGGGTTTACACTTGTCAATCCTAGACTATTTGATGCACTGGCGTCTATTATGGGTGCTGGGGCTGGTGACCACATCGGGGCAATTAAACCTATTATGCTAAGACACGGAGACCAGTTCTTTGTTAATAAAACAGCGTTCCAAAAAGATGCTACCTACTCAGATTTCTTTAAAGCAAATGAAAATCTTGGTATGGTTACATTTACATCAGCGTCTAAGTCTTTGCTTCCTAAGAATCAAGCCGGGGAAAGTGTATATCATCCGTGGTTTCAAGATAAGATTATAGAAGTCAATCAAAGCAAGTCATTGATGGATTATATAGCTGACCCTGCTCATGCAGGTAAAGCTATAAAGATTAGACCAGAAGATATTCAGTTAATGCAAGTAAAGGGCTTTAAAGATAAAGCAAAGATGGCAGTAAATCATGCTTTAGGAATGGAAGGTGAAGCTAGGAAGGACTTTATAAAGAAGCATTTAATGGGCAAGTGGGAAACAAATGGTGAGGCTATTCTTAAGTTAGTTAATCATGAAGTCGATGCTATTGCCTTTAATCAATTAAGAAATAGAGATATGTATGATAGTCTTATTGACACAGAGACTGCAGTCGGTGTATCTCAAAGGTTTGCTAACGAAGGTCTCAATCCGTGGGCGATGCCAAATATAAGGTCTTGGCAAAATATTTTAAAGTCTCATTTTATAGACCCTATTGCTAATATAGAAACTAATGGTACTATTGCTACCTTATCTCCAGATATGCAAGGTAGACTTCGTGGTACTATTATGGTGAAGGGTAATAACCGCTCAGAAATCTATAGAATGGGAGAGAGTTCTCTACCTCATGAGAGTAGGAATCAAAAGTTTAATCCATCAGAGACAATGATTATTGATGCCATTGGAACTGCTAAAGGTTCTGATAAAGGTCAAATGATTACTGCTAAGGAGTATATGGATAAGCATAACCTTAAGGCAGAGACTCTTGGTGAGTTATATGATGCTATTTCTGGTCCATCTACAACTGCTCCAAAGAAAGGTGGTCGTGTAGAGTTTACAACTGAGCTAGGTAGTACATATGTAGTAGACGGGACAACAACTAGAAGGACAAAAGTTCCCAAAACTGGTAAAGGACCGGGATTAAAAGAGAGGTCAACTGTTACTATGTATATGTCTGAAATGTCTGCCAAACAAGCATTTGGTCAACCATTTGGTGCTATGCAAGTATCTGGAGCAAAGAAAATTGAATTTGGTGAACTAGGTGTTACAATAAATGGTAAAACTTTTAGTGCGCAGAATAAACCTAAAAAGGGTTTACTCCCTGTTGAATTTATGCAGGGAGACACAGGGACATCATATCATGTAGGTCATAAGATTATTAAGATAGGCACAGAACAAGTTGTTGTTCCAGCAAAACATAATAAGAGTATTCTAGTAGCTTGGGAAAGAAATCCTCATACCAAGCCAGATTCAGTTGTATTACTTAGACTTAAAGATTTTAAAGCCGCAGAAGATGGTGCTAATGGTCAAGTGTCATTTTCAGACGGAAGAAGAGGACTAGAATTTGACCATGATTTAGACACGGGTAATGCTAGATGGGATTTAGGTAGGAATGTAGCAGAGCATTATTTTAATCAAAGAGGGAGAGTTGCTGATTCTCAAGCTAGAAAAGGTGTTACATCTGTAAATGAAAAGATGGATATATTTAAAGCAGAAGAACATCAGAATAGATTATCTCAAGAGCATCGAGGTGACTTAATGAAGGGTATCGTTATGAAAACCCAGAGGGTCATCGACCATGTTAAGGATATGGTCAATAGAATTCCAAATGAAGATAAATTAATTCATTTAGGTGGAAACAGATATGCCAAGTTCAGAACAGATAGAGTTGCCATTGATGAGAAATTGCAACAGTTAGCAAACGATATACAGGGAGTCCTTGATTCAAAGAAAGGATATGACTCTGATTATTATGCTGATATGTATTCTACCGATATAGGAAATAAGTTTTTATTTGGACCAGACGGTTTATTTCAACCTTATGTGAAGAATAAAGTGGATGGTGGAATCGTAGTTGAACAATCTGGTCGTTTTACAGAAGTTGATTTAACTGCTTTAAGGGCAGGTATTATAGACCCAATAAATAGATTGGCAAGAATAACAAGTGCTGATTATTCTCAAACAGGAAAAAGAGAGCAGGTTAGCTTTGATGCTATGATGACTGCTATAGAATACTATAATGGTAACATGAGATGGCAACATAAGGTCATACAGAAAGCATTAGAGAAGGCAGGTCTTGGTGGAACAAAGGAATGGTCTGGAGATGGTAAGGATTACGCGGCTAGATTTATGGAGAATGGCGAAAAAGCTAGTATGTTATTAAATCTGCGTGAAGGAGACTTGGGTTCTCATAGCGTTTTTGAGAGACAGATGTCTCTAATGTATGATTTAGGTAGGAAGGCAAGGATACGCCCACCTGCTAATAGAAATGAGCCAGAGTCTACCTTTATGAATGGTATTGAGAGCATGACACATAATAAGGATGTGTCTGGATTTATGACTGAATACGGAAAATCTATTAAAGATACAGCTAGTAAACTTGGTGCTATAGATATGATAGAAAGAAAAATTAAAAGCACTCAGGAATTAGTCAGGGAATCATCTCTTCATAGTGATTTTAATGGTATGGACTATTTTAGGAACAGACTTGAAAGATTGAAGAGTGTCAAAAAAGGCATACAGGACAAATTAAAATACAAGATTGATTCAGATGGTAATTCTATTAGAAAAGATAATGATGGACAATGGAAGACGCAGGGTAGTAGGGCTACTAATTTAGAAAAGGCTATGTGGAAAGCAGTTATTAGAGAAAAGAGGAGGGGATTATTAAATAGAGCTTTAAAAAAAGCAGATGGCAATAGGGAAAAGGAACTGGAAATCTTTGAGAAATTTGAAAAAGATAATAAAGATGATGCTCTTGTTATGAAAGAGCTTGAAAAGAATGGGATTGAATTTACTACTATGGGTACTAGAGAAATGATTTCAGCAGTTGCTATGCAAAAGGCTTTTGGAACTTTATCTAATGTAGAAATGTTTATGGATGCTGGTTCAAATGTAAGGCAATTACATCATATGACTAGCTTTGTTAATCGTCAAGCCCGTGAAATGAGAGAATATATTGATTCACGATGGAATGATTTTAATAATAGTGACAAGCCTAATGAATTAGCTACTCAAGTTGCTAAGGACATACAAGCTTCTATGGAACAGAAATTCCTTACTATTTTTAATGAAAACCCAGATATGGCTAAATTATTTATCTTTAAGGTCATGACTCCTGAAATAAATTATGGTAAGTTAGTTAAAGCAGGTAATCGTATGATGTTTGCACCTAAAAATGCGAATCACCATAGGTTTGCTACCGCTGGATTTAAGTTCTTTAATGAAACCCAACAAATACCTGAAGCTATGAAACAAGTTATATTTAAGGATATGACTGAAGTTATGAATAGTGCTTATAGGGAAATTATCCATCCAACCGAGACTAAATGGGATTACGCTAATGGTGTAACTGATATTTTGGAGGTTTCATTTAATGGTAATGGAGAGCTTACTCATACATTAAGGAAAGGTCAGACTGCTGATGCTAAAATGGGTTCTATAGGTAAAGAATTGATTGAAGAAACTAATATATTCTATCAGTATGATAACCCACTTATGTATAATAGCACAGGTCTTGTTAGTGATGTTGTAAGAGAAGTTAATCCTAATCTTGGTAGTAGTAAGTGGGGAGCAGAGTATAGCCAATTAACTCAATATGAGATGATGAGAAAAGTATTTGGCACAGGGGGTATACGAGAAGCAATAAGTAAAAGAAGTATTCCATTCTTTCCAAGTGGAGCAATAGATAAAATGACAAAACATGGTCATGCTTATGGTATTGGTGGTATGGCAGACTATAGAAGGGCAATAGAGAGGGAGGCTACTGGGCTTTTAGGGGACTTACACGGAAAAGAAGGACTGTTAGGAGAGGGTAGTAATATGGATTTTAATACAAATGTCATGCTTGGTAGACACAAGAAAGCAAGAGATGTTGTAAAAGAACAAATAGACAAACTATGTAATAAGTAGGTATTTATGAGAAGATGTATAACATTAGATAAATCTGAGAAATCTAGAAAAGAAAATTGGCTAGATATAGCACTTGAGTTTGATAAAGATTCTGCCGTTAAAGCATATGGTTTTGGACATCATCACTTTAATAGGTTATTTAAGGCATCTACTGGAAGAAATATGGAAGGGTCTAAGACACCTACAGTTGAAGAACTGAAATTATTAAAGAGAAATGTTGGTGATTTTGTTAAAAGAATTAATAAGGGAGAATTGAGTTCTGCTCAAAAATTATTTTATCTAACTAAAGAAGTGGCAAAGCAATTCCCAGCATCAGAGAGATGGTATTCAGAAATGGAAGGTGCTAATGCAAGATTTAAGGGTGACAATCAAGCATTTTCTATATTAATGAGAGATATACATGGTAAGTTATCAAATGAGGCAGGTTCTAGCGTTTTGTCTACTATGTTTGGTGGTAAAAGTAATGCTCAAAAAGAATTAATAAAAAGAGAAGCCAAGTTTAAACAGCACGTCAAAGATGGTAATTATGATTTGGCTATGAAATACAGAGAAAAGGAAATAGAGCCTTTTGTTAAAGAGGGGGAGGGTAAAGTATTCAAGGACTTTCTTGAACTAGCTACTAATGATTCTAAATGGAATAATAACCCATCTAGATATTACTCTGCTAATGTTGTCAATGCTGTTGCCGTTTGGAGGAATAAGCTATTACCTCACCTTGATAGATTAATTAAGACTGGTATGAAAAACTATATGGCTACCTACAAAGATGGCTATAGTGCTTTGGGTAGTTTTAAAGGGTATGGAGAAATACAAAACAAGCTAGAGACTATTGAGGCATATATTAATAAAATAGGTAAGGAAGGCTCTTCTTTCCCCATAAAAAACTTAGATATTCTACCTACTTTAGGTAAGACTAATGAATTAATAGCAGAGGGAACAAAAGATTCTATACTTGAAGCAAGTAAAGGATTGGATAAGCTAATAGAGACTGTTATAACAAATGATGTTGGTATTAATCAGTTTATAACTAACGCTGAAGCTAAGAATGGAATGGTATCTTACAATGTCTTAGGTATTATGGATACATATACAAAGTCTGTTTCTAGATTTAACTTCGCAGCTTATAATACAAGGTCTTATATAAAGGCTATTAAAGAATTAAGTAGGATGCAGGATAAGGCTGGTAAAGATACTGAGTTTGGGAAGGCTGTTGATTCTATGGTCGATTACATGAGTGATACATACTCAACTGCTATGGGATTAAAGGCTGATAAGAATACATCAAATGTGTCAAGAGCATTAACTGCTTGGCAGGCTATATCAAAATTAGGCTTTCCTAATTTAAAGTCACCTGCTAAGAACGCTACTCAATCATTACAAAATTGGGTTTACTTTGGTTGGAAGGGAATTAGAGAGACTCAAGCTGAGATGAAGAATACAGATATGTTGTCAAGGGTGAATGAAGGACTGGCTGACAATGGTATTCTGTTTCCTAATATTACTGAGGTATATAGTAAAGATTTCATGCCTAATAGAATAAAAGACCCTGAGACTGGTTTATGGGTAGATAGGATTGATACAAGTATAGGTGATGCATTTGTAGAGAGGATTGCTAGAGCTGCAGAGATTACTAATAAGCCAATGACTTGGGTTGAGAACAAGATTAACAGACGTTCAACATATAAAATGGCATACGTTCAGAAATGGAAAGCAGATAACGCAGACATAGCATATTTGCAGCAGAGGTTTGAAAGACCTTTAAGTGAAAATAGGGTTAAGGAAATGATTGGGAAGGATAATTATAATCCAGATATGACTCCTGTAGAGAACTTAAGGGCAGGGCAGGATATTCTATTTGGGGAGAAGACATCTTCCTATGAAATGCAATTTGAGATGTATAGAAGAAAAAGGGCTGACCAATTTGCTAGAGACGCAGTAACTGAGCTTCATTATGATTATGATGTATCTGCTAAGCCCAATATCATGACTGGTCCTGTTGGTGCAGTAGCTACTCAGTTTCAAACATTTTCGGTTAATTTCTTTAACTACCAACGTAAGATACTAAAACAAGGTAAGAATGAAGTTATGTCTGGTATGTGGGGAGGTGAAGGTGCTTGGAGAATGTATAGACTTGGTATGCTATACACTATATTAGGTGGGTTAATATCTCCTATGATTAATAGTGACCTATTGAACCTAGTTGAGAATGATACGGCTAATAGAATATTAGACATGAATGATTTCCTTTTCTCAGATGATGAAAAAAAGAGAGAAAGAGCTATGTTTGGAAGAGGTTTATCATCATTTGCTGGTCCAACTGTAAGTGACGCATTGAAGTTGGGTCAAATAGCAGGGTATATGAACCTTGATGACCAAGATTGGAAAAACTATGTATTTGGATATGAGAATTTTGCTGACCTTACTAAAGATGAAAGAGCAGAGCAACTAGTAAGAACAATTTCTGTAGGAGCAGGTAGAACTCTATATGACCATATACCAAGAACTATTAATGGTCAAAATATAGGCACTACATTTACAAATGAATTAGGATTATATGATACTAAGTCCAATAAGGCTATGAAACATATAATAACAACTAGTGATTGGTCACCTGTCAAGCCTATTTACGAAAAGGTTATAAAACCGTTTAAGAAACCATCTAAAGCAGAACAAAAGATAGCATTACAAAGAAGAGGTGGGGCAGGCTCTAGAGAAGATATTCTCAAGTCCTTAGGGAACTTTCAAAGATAATGGGCTAAGGCTGTGTTTTGCATGGTCGACCTACCTCAGCCCACTACCATTCCCTTGTAAAGGATAATTAATTTAAATACTTGCTTCCAATTTGACCATTTATCATATTATGTTTTTTAACATCAGTGTATCTAGGTAAGTTTTTTTTATCAATCCAATCTTTAGCTTCTTTTATCATAGCTTCTATCATTTTCAAATGAGTAATTAAATCTAAATGTGCTTTTCTTCCTTCAGTCGTTAGATTCAAATAATTTCTTAAGACTTTGGCATCTCTCAACTTCGTACTCTTGGTGTCCATTTTCCTTCCTTATATCCTTTATTAATATACCATTGACCAATACAAATGGCATCCGCATTAACTAGTGTGACCTTAACTCCATTGGCAACTTTATTGGCTTCTGCCTTAAAGAAGTTCTTTCTGTCTTTCTTATCTTTAGGTACATTATCCCAGTTCTTCTGCCACATCTGAGGCGATACTAACATCGTCTCTTTTGATACAGATGCAAGGAATCCGTTCCACATACCATAATTATATCCAAATTTGAACGTACTGGCTACTCCTTGTCCGGGCATACTGTGAACCCATTCTAATATTGCTATGTTTGATTTGATTATATCGTCTCTTACAAGTTCCCATGTCTCTGTTGATGTTGGCATACATTTATGAGTTGCTATTAGTTTTTCGTTTTTATATACTGCCATAGCCCCTTTCCATCCGGGGTCTATTGCTACAAATCTCATACTAGTTCTCCTTTAAACTTTTGTATTAAATATCGCACATTTTCATCTATTTCAATCCCTTCATATCTGGATTTTCTAAATTTACATCCGACATTATATATTTCTTTTGGGATAATCCTTCCACGATTAAACCAATGACACTTATTTTTATATCTAAAAGAACACCCTGCACAAGTCGTAAACTCCTTTACCTGTTGCACAGGGTGAACTTATTTAAGAGATAGCTGGTTTTAGGTTTTTAGAAGCGACCTTAACAGCGTCTGCTCTACTGTAATACATACGGCATTTGTCACCATTGAATCCCATAACATATGAACCTAATTGCCCGAATCTAGATTTCTGACAAATAATTTCAGTTTCATAAGGGTCATTTTCTTCATCATCCACTGCATAGCCATAGTAAATAAAGAACGCTGATTCTGCCGTTTGTTCAATAACTCCACTTTCAGCAAAGTCACTTAACTTAGGCTTTCCATCTATTCTTCTCTCGATTTCACGATTTAACTGGCTCACGAGTATAGCTGAACAATTTAGCTTCTTACAAAGCCATTTATAATCCAGCATTATCTCTTCCAATTCAAATCGCCTATCGGGTTTTTGGTCATCTAGTTGAATAAGTTGAATGTAGTCATCAATAACTACGTCTGGTTTTTCTCTCCCTAACTCTTTCATAGCATCGGCTAAAGTCCGAACATCATCATACATAATGAGGTTCTTATACTTTTCTTTCAAATCGTCTAGGTTTAATTCAACCGTAGTCAATTCTCCGTTAAGTTGGTCAGCCTTTCTAATTGCACCATAAGAGAGTTCTTGATGTTCCATTACTAATATCTTTTTGAACATTTCAGTATTGCTCATTTCTCTATTGAACAGACACACCTTGTATCCTTGTTCAATTAATCTACGAGCTATATTGATTACAAGAGTAGTTTTACCATGTCCGGGACGACCACCAATAACTGTTACTTCCTTGCGAGTCATCCCACCAGCTGATTCATCTAGCTGTTCCATTCCAAATGGTATTATATTTGAGCTTGATTTCAATGCATCAATAGTTTCATCTATAATATCTGATGTATCCGTCTTTAATGCAGGCGAAATCAATTTTAATTCTTCTATTATTCTTTCATGTTCATGTAATATTTCAGTTATGTCTTTATTATCTTCTAACGATGTATCATATAGTTTATGTGCTGATTTAACTGCTTCTCTTTGTATAAATCTATGCCATACAATCTTACACCAATGTTCGATGTTTGCAGTTGTTACTACTGTTTCTGGTAATCCTGTTATATAATATGCATTTAAACTTTGATTAAATTGTTCTTTTAGTTCTGCTGATAGTATTATTATGTCTATTGGTTTGTTTGTCCTATTCAAATTTTTCATACAGAGCCATATTTTTTTATTAGCTTCAGAGTAAAATGCCTCTTCATCTCTAATCCAAGACTCGACAGTTGATATAATGTCATTGTCTTTTATTATAGAACCTAATATGGCTTCTTCTGCGTCTATAGCACTGGGCTGTACTTTCAGTTTTGGCATAGGCTTCTCCTAAAATAGTTGGTGTTGAATACCAACTGGTTCATAATTGGTAATTACCAATTCATTCTTTACGTTTTTATTGAATAACTGACCAGCATATCTACAGGGAATCTTGTGAATATTATATTGAGAAAATGCATCGGTTACTTCCTTCCTATCATCATACGAAACCATGAACATTCCGTTTTCCGCATGAATCTGGTTACATAAATTTACAAAATCTTCGTGGTCTTTCTTATTGAAATCGTAAAAATAGTAGTCATTTCTCTCTCCTGCAACAACGTATGGAGGGTCGAGATACCAAAAGTCAGTTCTCTTAATAGGGTATCTTTTTGGTAGTTCCCTAAAATCCAAATTTTCAATCATTACATTATCTAATTGTTTTCTAGAATGAGCAAGGTCTTCTAACATATTAACATTCCAATCTGCCTGTTTGGCAATAGGATTATTAAAATTATTATTAAAAGCACACTTTATGACATAGTAATAAACTGCAGCTCTCTTAGGGTCAGGTAATTCAAATTCTTTATCTTTTAATTCTAATCTAAATCTGTCAAATATTTCTCTGGATTTTATTAACCATTTTGCATAATCACAAAACTCATCATAGTGACCAGCAACACTCAAATACAAGTTAACAACATCATTGTCTTTATCATTTAATATAGATTCCTTAACCTTTTTCTTCCGAAAGAACATAGAGGCTCCACCTGCGAATACCTCTATGTATCTCTCGTGGTTTGGTATCATTGGAACTAATTTTCTTGATAATTCAAACTTGCCACCCATATATGGAATGATGACTGGACATTCTAGCCATCTAAAATCCACTAAGCAACTCCTGCCCATTTAGTTATGGTAGGATATATACTCTGTTCTAACTTATGAGTTGCTTCATTACTTCTTTTCATACTATGTGTAGCAATCCAAGTAGCTGAGTTAAGCAAATCCCAATAGTTCTTAGGCTTATCTTTCATTAGATATTGAGTAAATGCTTCCATTTGATTACTAGGAATCATTTCTATTAACTCAACCAAGTGCTTTTCTTTTACTTTAGTATCTTTAAGTTTTGGTAAATCATCATTAAAGATACCTTTAGTAGCAAGAACAGTTTCTTGAATTGAAGGTTCTATGTCTTTTAAGTCCATATTGTAAACACTATGTTTATAGTTTTTTCTTGATATTACAGTTCCTATTACAAGTCCATTAGAACATATGAATCTAAATGCACCTGCCAATATGTGTAATCCCCATTGACCATTATAAGAGTTCTTCAGGGTAATTTCAGGAGAGACTACATCTCCATCTCCTAAATCAACCTTAGTACCTTTTAAAGTCCATTTGAATTGAGTCTTAGCACCATTGGAAAATGATTCAACTTCTGTTAGTTCTGCATCCATTCCATTCATAACATCACTTGCTGTTTCATATATGTCATTATTTTGTATTAGTTTATATTCATCTGTCATGCAACTAAGTACTGCACCTGTATCTTCCCTTACAATGAATTTAAATCCATTGTTTACTACTTCTTTATCATCTTGAAAGTAAATAGCATCTTTCTCTATTACAGGAACAAGTGCTTCATTTAAACTGACATTAGCCATTATTATACTCCTTTTTGTTGACTTCTTTTAGCGCAGGCGTTCTACCATAACGCTTAATTTCATTTTCTAATTGTTTCTCAGCATTTGTGTCTGTTCTTCTAATGATTCCACCTAGATAAGCGAAACCAAGTTGTCTGTCATATGTTTTTCTATGTAAGTATTCTCCTATGCCCTTACGAACAAGCTTGTCGTCTATGTGAGAAATTCCTTGAAGAAACCTGTAATAATGAGTTATTGTTTCACTAGGTATCTCTTTAACAATGTAAACTTTTGCTTCTTTTATCAATTTTCTAGTTTGTTTACTTCGTTCTCTCAGTAATAATTGAATTTGACCAGAAGGATTAAATTCTAATTTCTCACTCCATCCACAACAAGGACACTTCAATGATGGTCTTCCCATGATTGTTGGTCAACCACCTTTTGCATTTCATCATGTATCTCATTTAGTTTTTTATATTCAGGTTTATCTTTATTGTCTCTTATTGTTCTCGCAGCTTCAATGAATCCTCTAGCCATTTGTTCATCTCCTAACTCTTCAGTTAGTTCTTCCAAGTCTCCTTTCTCTGCTAAGTGAGCTATCCACGGCATTTTGCTCATGATATTCCTCCATTTCATTTTAATTTACCTTTTTGGACTTCAGTTTTATTAGCCCAAAATCTTTTTCCTAACCCAGATGTTTCTGGACATTCAGTAACTATAACTGTGGTTTGTCCTTCACTTTCTGCTATTTTAATTGCTTCCATTTGAATATTAGGAATCCTCACAACACTCCCAACTTCTACATCCTTTAGATATACATATCCTTTAGGGGGTTTCCATTTTGGTTTATCTTTAAGTGCTTTATTCGCAAGTTTCGCAATATGCTGGGTCTTGACTCCGTATGTATGATTCGGTTTCCTCTTTGCCATTAGTTTCCTCCTTTTCTTTATCTAAACATTGTTGTTTTATTCTTTTTAAATCTTTTAACAATGACTCATAAGGCTTTTTCCATAATCCATTATCTTCTGTTGGTACTTGCGTTGTACAAGTCATTGTTAAACTGTTGATAAGTAATTCAAGTTCTTGTCTAGTGTATTTTATTGTTACTGTAATCATTCTTCTTCCTCTTTGGATTTCCATAAGTTCACGTGTTTCATATTTTTATTTTCCCAGTATCCATCTCGTGAACCTTTAATTTGTTGTTCTTTTTGAAGTTCTTCTTCATTTTTGTAAAATCTTTCATCAGCAAGTTCTATCAACGTTGCGGCAAGATATACAACTAAATCAAATATTTCTTCAAGTGCTTCCTTAAGGTTGTCTCTTCCACCTTCACCTGCTAATGGTATACTCTGTCCATATTTTTCTTGTCCAAGATTTAATCTTTTTTTAATTAAGCTGAGTACTCTTTTATTATTATTCATCATTACTCCACCATAGTACTGGTATAGTATCACTTTTACCGCCTTTATACCAAGCTAATGCACCACCATCATTTCCTTCATCATCAGACATAGGGAAAATCCATGTTCCATCTGTAAATTTTATACATAAGGGTTTTTGATTCCACATCATTCCCTCCATTTCATCATCGCTCATATATTCAACTGTTTCAACTGTCTTGCCTTTCAAATATTCAAGTGCTTTAGCTACCCAGATAGCTTCTGTTGATTTATCATCTTTATTAGACATAAAAACTCCTTTATATAAAAATGGGGAGAAACCGGATGCGGATGTGTGGAAGGAGTTGCTTGTTCTTTAGAGGATAGCCTCTCCCCATGAAAGAATTTAAGAAAAAGGAGAACATCTTACAACATCCTCCTTTCTCTATCACTCTCTTACCAAATCGGGTTAAAATGGTACATCATCAGATGATAATTCATCCGCTGATAAACGAGTGCCATCGTTCCAAGGAAAGACTGAGGCTACTTTCATAGCTGTACGTTCTTCCCCCTCCTTATTCTTGAACGATTGCTGTTTAACATCGACTAAGCAAGGAAGTCCAATCACATCGGATTCTTCTACTTCTGCTAGTGTAACTTTACCTTCGCTTGAAGGAAAATCAACACCAAGAGCTTCAAAGAATTCCTTGTATCTACGATTCTTCCAACTTTCTCCAGCTTTCGGTTTTGGAGTTAGCCAGACACCGTTGTTCTTGAACTTTTTTCCTACCATATAATTACCGGGTACAGTAATTGGTTTGTTGTCACTATCTACCTGCTGAACAAATCCTCCATTACCATCACTAGCTAGTTTAGGTATTTTAAGAGCTTTTGCTTCATCTGCGATAGTAAATGTTAGGTTAAAGATTTTACTCTCTTTCCAATCATTAACATTGAATTCGCTACAATGAGCAGGGTAAGTGCCTTCAGCGACAGGTGTAAATCCATCAACGGCTTCATCGAATACTGCATCTATGCTTTTCATTAGGGTTCTCCTATTTTTATTTTGTTGTTTGTTTGGTTACTGTATGTTTTCTAATTACATCATTAACTGCTTGTCTTAAGGTGTTCATATCTTCGGAATAAGTCTTACCATTTAAACCTTGAAAGTATAACTGAGGTGATACCCAAGTTCCTTCCTTAGTTTTAATGAATCGTCTTTCTCCTCTTTTACGAGTACCAACAAGCCCATCTTTTTGCATCTTATTAAAAGCAGACTTAGATAAGACTCCTTTTTCTACAAGACCTTCAGCCTCTGTTAGTGTGATTTTACCCATTATTTTTCCTCCTCATGAGTTTCATTTACTTCATTCAAATAGAAAACTTCGGGGTTCTCTAATGTATATGAATGATAGCTTGGGTTTATTGTGAGTTGTTGTTTGTTCTGTGTTGTAAAAACCATGATATGTTTGCCATTGTATAGTCTTGTACCTTTATAGATTACATTTCTAAAACAACATCCATCATTAGTTCCTACTGTGTATTCTTGCCCTTCGGCTAGAACATTTTCATTATAACTTCCATCATTTTGTTTTGGCAGTGGTTTCATTAGTCTTCTCCTTTACTAATCGTTCAAGTTTTGCTTTAGATGCTGCGTAGTTACTTCTTCCAATCTGTCCATTATCAATCATATCTGCAATACTTACATATTTACTTTTATCACCTGTTTGTTCTGCAAGTGCAAGTATGTCTTTAATTTCTTCTTTAGTCAAAGGGTCATCTTTAGGTAAGTCCTCACCTGCAAAGATATATAGACCTAAACCATGAAGTGCAATAGCCTTAGCTAAACATCTTTGTATCGATGTATTAATGTGAAAGGCATTTGGTTTTTCAATAGGTTGATTTCTATTGTCTAATACAGGATGTATTTGAGTTCTTTCAATAGGCTCACTTTCTCCTGTGGGTATGGATACAGTTACCTGAACAAAGTATCCAGCATCTGTTTTCATATAAGGTTGTTCTTTCTCAAGTTCTCCAAACTTATGTACTACCCACGTAGCATCTGGAGAAACTTTTAGTAATTCACGAACTGCCCAAGCCCAGCTAAGATATGTAAAGTTACCTTTTTTCTTTGTGTATTCATTTACATTTAAATCATTCAGTTGTTCAAACGTTTTCTGTATTTTCGATTTTGTTGGCATTTGTCACCTCCTTTGAGTTTTCAAAAACTAATTTTACTGTATCTGATGTATTATACATTGTTTGCACAAATACTTTAGTATGTTTTGTTAATCCATTAGCCTTCAGAAAAGATTTAGGTAATGTTAATCTTCCCCTTTCATCTATGCTACATTCTGCTATCCACATCATTCTTCTTCCTCCAGTGATATTATTCTTAGGTTATCTCCAAATTCAGGGTCAGTTGTATCCGTTATTTTAAGTTTGAATTGTTCCATCCATGCTGACACAAGCTTTATTGCCGTCATCTTATCCAATCCCATATCTTCCATAAGATACTGATGTGCGACAAACATATTAGTAAATCCACTTTCCCTTAAATCATCAAGATATGGAAAAGCTTCTTCTGCTAATCCATCAAATATTACATCATTTTCTGTTGTTGCCATGTTATCTCCTTCTTTCAAATCTGTTAGCAAACCATAATGCTAAATGAAGAAATACCACTATTAATACAAGTGATGATAAAGTCCATATAGTATTGATTTGCCATTGTTCTAAACTAAATATAATCATCTCGTTAAGCCCTCACATAAAACTCCTTGATATTCACAATATCTACATTCCCAATTTTCAAAAGGAACACCAACATCACCAACTTCAAGGTCTTCAGGTTCATCTGCTTCATCAGAGATTTCTTGTAATTCAGTCCAATATTCAAATGCATCATCAATATAAGAATCTGGTATATACTCTTTCTTAATAGAACTAGTATCTTTATTATACCATAATAATCCAAGAGTACTATGTTTAACATCAAGTTCTTCCATCATACCCATACCATAAGTAGATACTTGCATAGCATATCTTTTATCTAGTTTATTGATAGCACCTCTTCCATATTTCAACCTCCATTTATATGTTCCACAGGTTTTATAATCCCATATCTCAAGATTAGAGATTTCATTTTCTTCATCCATATAAGTACATAAATCAAGATGACCAAGAACATTTAAATCTTTTAAAACAACTTTATGTTCTGTGATAACTTTAAGATTATTAAGCTCATCTAATTCAGCAACTGCTATATAATCTTTTACTGCTTGTTCTATATCATTATGTACTATAGTGCCAAGCCTAAGAAGTCTCATATTTCTAGGTTTTAATTCTGTCCTTGAGTCCCCTCGTGCTTTATGTAATTGCTTTCTATAACAACTCCCAGCAGATGATGCACTAAACCATCCTTTGTACTTTTCATACTTTTTACTGTTTAATTCTTGTTCTTTTTGCAGGTAAGTATGATATACCTGTTCAATATCAAAATTCATAAAATCTCCTTCAACACACCTCTAAAGTTAATAATATCAAGGGTTAAAGACAAGGGGAAAGTTGCCCATCCCCCTATCTTTGCGTACTCTCAAGGTATTAATCTATATTCGGCATATCTTTTTTTACCTTTACGGTTTTTATTGATAATTTTGTAACCTTCATCTCGTAAATCATGAATAATCGCAGCTAATCGCATACTTCTAATATTAGGATTGTTCATAGCATCAGCTGGGGTTAATGGTAGTCCACTTTTAAGATACCTTAATACTGCATCTTTTTGACTTTCTGTTCTTTTCTTTAGCATACCTGAAATCCTCCTGACTCTTCAATAAATTTTCTAAATTGAACTGCGACTTCAGCTTTGAATGGATAATTTGCCATAAAACTTTTTGTTGTACCCTTTCCTCTACATCCATTACAAGTATAGTTAGGGTCTTCCTTTCTTGCTTCTCTTCCAAGTTTATCATTTCTCAATCCAGTTCCATCACAACAATGACAAGTTTCTTCAGGTAATTGATTCATCCATTTTGTATGATTCTTTTCATATTCTTCATGATATTTATTTTTTTCAGCTTTTTTTAATTTTCTCACCATCTTCACAGCAGTAGTTTTAGGAACTGTATTCCCAGAATTGTCAGCACCTGCATCCATATGTTTAACTGTCATAACATCTTGACATACTTCACAAGTATATGCCCATAATGTTCTCCACCACCATACGTTACTTCTCCAGTAATTACCCGGAACAGCTTTTTCATAAGCATCTAATTCAATCCAATATGCTTCCTTTGCTTCTTCAGATAAATCAGAGAACCCTTCTGGGAAAATAGGTCTTTCTACATTAAGTTTGTTTATTGGGTTTAATCCATATACATCGAATCCCATGTTTAACTCCTTTATGTTAAAGGTAACGACCCTACTAACTCAACAATCGAGGATTCAGGTCGCACCAGCTTCAATTAACTACCTACAGAAAACTCAGTAATAATTTGCTTTCTTTCATTAACACACTTAACCAGTGTATCAACAGGAATGAAATTGGCTATTGCCGCTTTCACTCTAAAGCAATTTTCCACATTTAATAGGTAATAAGCTACTTTTCTCGCATGAGAACTAGTCACTTTACCAGTATATGTTCTGTAGATTCCAATACACATTTGATACGTATTAGCAGAATGACCGTTATCCAGTATTCTCTTAAACATACCAGTAGCATATTTCTTACCCAACCACTTCTCAAGGCATTTAATCCTATTGAGATGTGTTTTAGGTATTTCAGCACCTTTCATGTATCTCCATAAATATTGATGACCATTTAATAACATGGTATCTTTATTCGATGAGATAAATAAGGCATCATACAGTTCCTCAGACGTACTATTGTGCTGAACAATAGATACTTTTACATCACTGTATTTAATACCATCCGATTTCGCTATCTGTTGCAAAGCAGACTTTCGCCTATGACCATCAATAATAGTCATTTTATCAGCAACTACGATAGGTTGCAGTAATCCATTCTTCCTTATATTTGTAGCTAAGGAACTAATCCCTTTATCCGTCCGTTGTGGGGGATTATATGGAGAACTGACTAATTCACTTAAAGCGCAGATTCTGTACTTCATAATGAACTCTCCTTCTGTTTATGGTTATGAAAATCTTTATGAGTAATATAAGATATATCTGATGATACTAATATATGATACTAAAGAGAGGATAAAAGGCTGAGTTTTATATGCAAGACCACAGGTACCATTGTCTGCTAAACCTCTCAAATATGAACTATGTGTACACGAAAGGATATTTCAGCCCTTCCACCACTGCCTACCACTACTATGCTTAATGCATCCCCCTCTACATAGTTCAAAAACGGGGTATACTGGTCCGTTGTTTGGAATCATCCAGTTTCTTGGTTGCCTATAGGACTAACACCTCGAATACCCCGAAATTTTATGCGGGTGCAATCTCAGTTTTGCCAACCGCCACTTGCCAACCTTTGTGTTCTATTTCCATATCGCACACCAATTCATCCAGCTTGGTTATGTATTCGCCTTACTGGTTTAATTGTCTTTAAGTTGTTTAGTTTATCACACCCGCACACAGGAGATGATATATGAATACCATCAATCCTTTAGTCAAATCCATATTCTTGTTGAATTTTTGATAAATGGTCGCCTTCTACAAGTTGGTCATAATTATATCCGTACATGACCTTTAATCTGTCGTATGCATCAGTATATTCATCGTGGTATCTCTCATCACCATTTGGCAGACCATCAAATTCTTCTATAATGTATTCATGAGCAAATATATTCCTAAGAACAGAAGTAAATTCTGTTGCACTAGGTTTGGCTTGTTGAGAGTTAAAATCAAACCAATTTTTTAATGTACGAGAAATATGTATCTCTCTTCCATTCTTATTGACTTGATATTCAAATTGGTTAATTGGTTGATGTTTATCCATAATATCTCCTGTATTTTATGATATGTGGTTTGGTTTAGTCAAGCAGTTACTTCATGATACCCCCAGATACCTTTCCATTTAATTAACTTAGGCAATTTAACATAGCCGTCCATATTGGGTTTATCTTTGTATGACTCAAGCATATATTTTGATAAAATAATGCCTGCTTGTACTGGTGCTTTATTCACACCATGAGTCAAGGTAATGTGTAAAGGAATATCAGTATTACCATGTTGATACCTTAATGTTTGTTTCTTCAAGCCCTCTCCAAAGTAAGTATAACAAGAGAGTGCGTTCATATCTTCTGCACAACACATTCCATAGATATATACATCAGCAGGTTGCCCATCTTTAATACCAATGGGAAACTTTGATTTTTCCAAACTATAATCATATGTAACATGAAGTGGGGAAGTTTTAGCACTATCTGGGAAAAATATTCCTGTGTAAATGACTTTATTTGCCATCACGCACCTCCTTTGTCTTCTTTGATGACTTTTTAGGTAATGCTTTTAGTGTAAGAAACACTGGTTGAGGAGCAGTATATTTTTTCTTCTTTCCATCTTTCCATATCCATCCACGTTTACGAGACTTACTAATCTGTCTTGATGTAACGCCTTGTTCTCTTCCGAGTTCTTTATTTGTTTTGTTCACGTTTCCTCCAGTGGTTATAACACAATGTTGGTGGATAATCTTTCTGTATTGTTAATCTCGTCTTTATAAATTTTCCACATAAATCTCCATCTTTATTAACAACCTGTCTACATTTATGAGATTTACTCACATCTGTGTAAGGATGCTCTCTTTTAAGTTTTTTAGTATTCGACATTATTGTCTCCTGTTTGTTTTAAAATTAGAGAGTTGCTCTGTCCCGCCTTTGGTTAGATTACTCTACTACAGAGCTTCATATCAATCAAGGATAGCCCAGTTAAGACATAACCTTGAGTACATCTGGAATACAAAAGACATAGGTAATTAATCCACATCTTAGGCATCCCGTTTGCCGATGCCTGCAAGACACGATAATCTTACAGTAACCTCCCGTCTCTAATTCACAATGTTCGCACACTGCTAGGTCTTTTTTTAGGATAGACCAAATTCTCCACCTTTCTCTGGTTACAGAGCTTGAATACCCATATATCTGATACTATGTACCAGACCTGTCCTTTAGGGACTGCAAATTTGATATTCTATCCTACCACAGGATGAAAGTGTTTGCTTAATAGCCGAGAAGACCTAAGCGAGAATACCCTAACTGTTCGTTATCTTTGTTTAACGGTTAGCTTGATAATCTGATAGTTACTTCAATCAAAGCAACTCTCAAGTTTGAAAATTTTGGGGAATGGATGACATACCGGGCTAATTACCGTCATCATGCAATAGTAATACACCGAATTGCTCATTCCCCATTGTATCCATTAATGGAACGGTGCCCCATCTAAAATGAACATAATAACCATCAAGAAATACATAAGCACAACCAATATGATTGCGCCTAGTACTTCTTTCACCTTATCCATGAATCGTCACCCAATCACTTAACCAATCTCTGCACTTGCGGAGTCCAGATGGTCCAACGCCTTTATAACGCTTCAGGTCCAATGGATTAGTATTAGCGATTGCCCACCAACAAGCATTTATATCGCTGTGGTTCAATTCAATTTGATGATGTCTCTCAACCGCTTTAATGATAGCTGGAGAAACATATCGAGTGATGGTATCTTTCACGGGTTTATACATGAAGACCTCCTGTTTATGGTTTTAGGGAACAGAGGGGATGGAACAGCCTAATCCACTCTTACCAGAACTAAATCTTCATCCACTTAATCAATATGTGGAGAGGTGTGATTAGCACTAATAGACTGAACTCATATGCCTCTGTATGTTATTGCCCATGTTATTGGGTTTCCTATATATATATATGAGATAGTATGTACACATATATCCCATTAATAATAAGGAATAAAAGATAAAAAGAATAAAAGCGGTGACAGTAGGACACTGCCACCTAACTTCTACTTAACCTTAGCCTGCAATAGCTTTATCTCTTCCTGTAACTCAAGGATAGTAGGCTCATTGGAAGGTTTATCATCTTTCTTTATTTCATCTGTACCAGAGACAAGCATTTCTTTCATGATTTCAGTAAGCATAGCTTTCATCTTGGATTTCTGGTCATCAGACGTATCAAGGTCACTTTGCAGTGCTTGAATAAAGTTTGATGTTTGTTGAGGGGATGCACCAAATCTACGTGTTTTACGCTCCCACGCTGCCATGTGTGCTTGGATAGTTAGAGCTTTCATGAGTTTATCTGTGTTTACACTCATAGTTGTTATACCTCCTTTACAAGGTGTTTAGTATTGATTGACTTCTAACTTGATAAGTTATTATCAGAAACCTCATAAAGACCGGGGCGTGTGTATATATGGTTGTCTATCAAAATGCTATAAATTTTTGTTGTAAATAACCTGGGCAACCTCTACATTCTTTTAAATAAAGGAGTTAATTATGACTATTACATCAAAAGATTTATCTGGTCCAGAAGCTCATACAGGAGTGGCTAGAGATGAACACGATAAAAAGTTAAAAGAACTACAGGAACTTCAGGCAAAGATAGATAAATTAAAGCCTAAGTTTGAAGGTCCACATGACCCGGGTGACGAGGATGACTCTAAAAAGAAAAGTAAGCAAAAGAAAAAGTAATAAAGTATTATATAATATATATAATATAATATATATATATGTAATAGGCTGTCGGTAGGTTCTTATGGCAGTTAAAATAGAAGCGTTAAGTGATTTAAGCTTGGAGGAACAATCAGAAGTTCTAGAAAAAATGGCAGAATATTTTTTGGATAGTAATAAGTGGAAAACTTTTAATAATGAATCCGAAAGCATGACAGTAGATATAGAAGTTGATGGCACTGTCTATAAAGTCCCTAAACCAGTAAATGAACTACTAAATGCTATCTATAGGATGTATGAACGAGAAGTAATGCTTAGGGATAAAAAAGATTAAATGGAATACAGGGAGATAAAGAGGGTAAAACATTATGTATATGATGATATTGAAGAATTCCCACACAAGGATGTTGAACCTGTTAAAAATTGGAGAGAGGGTAAACAAGGTGACTGGGTTTACTCAGACGATAATAGGATAGTTCAATTACTTAAAGTAAGCGAAAAGCTGAAACATCCTCATGACCGACCAAACTATAGTCATAGTAAAGGTTATGTTAGGACTATCGTTGGCACTTTCCTACGAAATGATAAGACGCAAATGGATACCAACTTTGAAGAACATCCTAACAGGTATACTTTCTCGAAAAAAATTAAAAACACCAATTCACGAGTTAGAGAGAGAAAGAACGCAACGAATAAAGAAAAATTATTTGCAACAACTGTGGCGGTTGGAACTGACGCAGTTAAAGCATACATGGAAGCTTTTGAAGAAGATAATAGGGATAAAGCTAGGAAAAAAGCCGTAGTCCTGTTAAAACAAAGGAGAGTTATGGAAGAGATACAGAAGAGTGTAAAGGATGTCGCAGAAAATCTAGGCATCAATCACGAATATGTACTTCGTTCTCTGAAGCACTTAGCTGATTTTAGTGAGGATGAGAATATATCTCTGCAATCACTAAAGGAATTAGGAAAAGCAGTAGGAACTTTAGGAGGTGGACCAAAAAGAATTGAAACCGGGGTGGTCGGTATGTTTCAAGGTTTTTCTCCTGAGCAGATACAGGGAGCAAGAAGAGAGCTTAAAGACACAAATGAGGTTGAATAAATGGGTATCAATGAACATCTCGATAACGAGACTTTCACTACAGACAATGATGATAATATTATCGGTTGTCCTCACTGTGGGACTCGTCACTTAAGGAGGGATGGATGGAACTATTACAAAGACTCGAAGAAACAAATGTGGCTTTGTTATGGTTGTCATAGAAAAACATTAAAACCAAAAATACTACAACCAAGTCCCTTCAAAAAGGAAGTCCCCATTACTGAGGATTTACCAGTTGAAGATATTATAAAGCACAGGAGTAAACAATATACTCAAAAAGTAAAAGGAAGGGGCAGTAAGAAATTAATTAACGTGGATGTTAATATAGATGGACCAATAGGAATTGCCCATTTTGGCGACCCTCACGTTGATGATGATGGAACAAATATTGCACAAATCATTCAATACACAAATATTATCAACAAGACAGAAGGATTGTTTGCTGGGAATCTCGGTGATATTCAGAACAACTGGGTTGGTCGTCTTTCTCACCTATATGGACAACAATCCACATCAGCCAAAGAGTCTTGGAGGTTATCTGAGTATTTCGTGAATAGTGTAGAATGGCTATATCTAATTGCAGGTAATCATGATGTATGGTCAGGAGATGGTGACCCATTGGATTTTCTGATGCGTGACCACAAAGGAGTATATGAAAAATGGGGAGCGAGAATGAATATAAGATTCCCTAATGGCAAGGAGGTAAGAATAAATGCTAGGCACACATTCAAGGGGAATTCTATATGGAATACTGCACACGGAGTTTCAAGAGCTATCCAAACTGGATGGCGTGACCATTTGCTTACTTGTGGTCATACTCATGTATCTGGCTATCAAGTACTCAAAGACCCATCAACAGGGTTAATAAGTCACGGACTGCAAGTGGCATCATTTAAGATTATTGATAATTATGCAGATAAATTAGGACTAGATGATAAGAATATTTTCAACTGTCCTATAACTATAATCGACCCTCAGTATGAGGATTACGATAATAGACTAATAACAGTCATATTCAATCCAGAAATTGGAGCAGAATATCTAACCTTCTTGAGGAATAGGAAATGATGAGATACTATTGGGAAGCAATATTCAGCACAGAGTATTTCCCCTATTGGGAATTTACAATGTTGATGATGTTAATGATGCTTCTTAGTGTTCTATGGAGATTAAATCGCATAGAAAAAAAGATAGATGGAAGTTGGTGGGCTAAGTCCTAATGCCGACTCCATTTATGTGTCACGAGTGTGACAAACCAACAATGAATAACACAGGAATCTGTGATAGTTGCGTAGAACCAACAACCGCAGACGAATACAATGAGGAGTATTATGAGTATAAAGAGAAAGGGCGTGACAAAAGGCGAGATAGTCTCAAACTTAAAAGGTCTTATAGAAACGCAGGACAAGATAGTTCAATGGTTAAAAGCTATAAACGAAAAGCTAAGTTTGGTAGATAATGTTCTTGGGGCTTATGTAGGATTTAAAGGAGATAGTGATGAGTTCACAAAATACATCGAAGAAAAAAATAAGGAAGCCGAAAAAGAAGAACCAAAGCCAAAAAAAGGTAAGGGTCGTGCTGGGCTATCTAAGTCAAAGAAGTAGTATTACTACGACTCCATATCCCGGTCCGTGGCAAATATAAATACACAGAATGTAAGTGAAGCTGAAGAGATACTTGAGTTAGCTAGTAAAGACCTTATTGCTTTCGGAAAGTTATTTCTGCCAGATGACTTCATGAGAAGTGAAACACCTGCCTTCCATTTTGAGATGGCAGATGCGATTGACGATGCTCAATGTAAGCAACTGGCGATTATACTCCCCAGAGGTCATGGTAAAACGGTGCTTACAAAGGCTAGTATCATTAAAGACTTTTGTTTTTTAGATACTGATATGCATTTCTATGCTTGGGTATCTGCTACACAAAGACTATCCGTAGGGAATATGGATTACATTAAACACCATTTCGAGTACAATGAAAAACTCATTTATTATTTTGGGAGACTCAAAGGGAAGAAATGGACAGAGGAAGATATAGAGTTAACAAATGGATGTAAACTTATTAGTAAGAGCAATGTCGCAGGAATCAGAGGTGGAGCGAAACTTCATAAACGATACGACCTCATCATCCTTGACGACTTTGAACACGAACAAAACACAATCACGCCAGAAGCAAGGGCAAAAAATGCGAATCTTGTTACTGCCGTTGTCTATCCTGCTCTTGAGCCTCACACTGGTCGCCTTCGTGTCAATGGTACTCCTGTACATTATGATTCTTTCATCAATAATCTTCTTACTAGTAATGCAAAGGCTCTTAAAGGGGATAAAGAATTTGCTTGGAGGGTGATTACTTATAGAGCTATTCGAGATGATGGAACTGCATTATGGGATAGTTGGTTTCCATTAAGCAAATTAGAAGAAAAGAAGAAGTTTTATAGAGATTCTGGAACTCCTTCTAAATTTTACCAAGAATATATGATGGAGGTACAGAGTGAAGAAGATGCAGTCTGGACTTATAAACATATTAAATACTATGAAGGATTTTATACCCACGAGGATGGAGTCAACTACATTAGTATTGATGGCGAAAGGATTCCTGTTAATACCTTTATTGGCTGTGACCCTGCTACTGACATTGACACTAAGGAGTCTGACTTTTCTGTTATCATGGTTGTTGCGGTGGATGTCAATAATAATTTATACGTCTTAGAATATGAAAGGCATAGGAGTATACCTACTCTAGGTGCAAAGGATAAGGATAACAAGATAATCGATAAGAAGGGAGTTTGTGATTATATTATGGAACTTCATGAGAAGTATCATTGTACAAGCTCTTGTGTTGAAGACGTTGCTATGAATAGGTCTATTTTCCAAGCATTAAATGACGAGAGAAGAAGGCTTAATAAGTATAATATTGCAGTAATCCCAGAGAAGCCCGGAGGTACACAGAAGAGAAATCGTATTTATAGTGGACTTTCTGGTAGATTTTCACTAGGCGCAATATTTGTTAGAGAAAACCAGTTTGATTTAATTAACGAAATAGTTACATTTGGACCTAGAATGGCTCATGATGATACCATTGAGGCACTTTATTATGCTAATTTATACGCATTTCCTGCTAATTTGACGCAAAATAAGGAAAAAAAGTGGTATAAAAAGAAAAAAAGAGCAAAAAGTTGGATAATAGCTTAAAAAAGAGGAGGAAAAATGTATAAATACGGAAAACGGTCTAAAAGTAGGATGAAGGGGATTGACCCTAGATTAAAAGAAGTCCTTGACCATTTGATTGAAATAATGGATGTCACAATTATCGAGGGAGTTAGAAGTGCTAAGAAACAAGCAGAGTACTTTAAAAATGGTAAAAGTAAAATTGATGGAAAGTCTAAGAAGTCTCAACATCAAAAAGGTAAAGCCGTTGACCTTGCTCCATATCCTATTGACTGGGATGACCGTGATAGGATGCATTATATGGGAGGTATGCTCAGAGGTATAGGGCATATGTTAGGCTATAAACTCCGTTACGGAGGAGACTGGGATGGTGATGGTGTGACAAAAGACAATAAATTTGATGATTTAGTTCATATTGAGATAAGAGATTGAAGTCTCTTAACATACAAAAGCCGTGGAGGGTTACAAAAAATTGGAAATATCCGTATTCTGGTTTAAATGACCCAAACTATATAAAAGATAGGAACGAGCTTTTTAGAGAAAATGGTAACGGATGGTGGTGGGGAATGGACTCAGACTTAAAACCTATAATAAAAAAGAGGTCTTAAATGCCAAGAGGTAGAAACAAGAAAGCTGATGTAGTGAGGGACTTATGGAAAAAGACTAATACATTTCATAGAAGGAAATGGTATAATGATAGTCAACAGGGAGTAGACTTCTATTTAAATGACCAATTATCACAGGCTGAAAAAGACTCTTTAACAGAATCCGGGATGCCAGATTTTGTTATTAATAGAATTACACCAGCTATTGATATTATGAAGTACTTTGTAACAGCCAATAACCCAAGATGGCAGGCTGTAGGGGCAGAGGGTAGTGATTCAGATATTGCTCATATTCATGGTGCTATTTCTGAGTATTGTTGGCATAGGTCAGGTGGTAAGAGCCTTTTTGGTCAAGTAATTCATGATTCATTATCAAAGGGTATTGGTTTTTTTGCAGTTACAGTTGATACTAATGCGGACCAAGGGCAGGGTGAAGTTGTATTTTCATCTGTTGACCCTTATGATGTTTATGTAGACCCTACATCTAGAGATATTCAGTTTAGGGATGCTAATTATATTATTATTCAGAAGAATATGTCTAAAGAAGCATTAAAGAAATTAATGCCTCAGTATAAAAATAAGATTTCTAGGGCAACTGGAAGCCCTGAGGCGAAACAAACTTCCAATAGGGATAAAGACGCAAGTTATTCTATACAACATTCTGATATAGATTTTGCTGATACATTCAAGCCAGATGATGGAGAAAGAGATGACACTCTTGATTTTTATGAGTGTTACCAAAGAGTATCTGTCCCATTTATTTCTGCTTTAGTGAAAATACCTCCCTCTCCTGCTGAGATGGAAATTATTCAACAACAAGTCCAACAAGAAATGGAAATGGCTAAGGCTGAGTTACAAGTTTCTATGCAAGAAAGGCAGTTAGAGTTAGAAACCGCTGTTCAGCAAGGAGATATGATTCAAGAAAGGGCAGAACTTGAGATGACTAAAGCCCAACAGGAGATGCAGTCTCAACTTGAACAACTTCAAAAAAGTATGGAAGCTAAACTTGTTGAAGCAAAAACTGCCACAGATACTCAGATTCATGAGAAATCAGTATTTGATAATTTTATGGAAGAAAAGGGTTACGCAGAAAATGTCATAAGTTATAATGAATTTTACGAACAACGAATAAAGCTTACTTGTGTTGCAGGGGATATGTTCTTATACGAACAAAGACTTGCTGTTGATAACTATCCTCTTGTCCCTATTTGTTATACACATACTGGGACTCCATATCCGATGAGCGCAGTGACTCCTATGATAGGTAAACAACAAGAATTAAATAAATCCCATCAAGTTATGTTACATAATGCTAACCTCGCTTCTAATCTAAGGTTTGTTTACCAAGAAGGTTCTATTGACGAGGATGAATGGGAGCAGTATTCATCTGCCCCCGGTGCATTGTTGAAGACTAGACAAGGATTTGAAGTTCCAACAGTAATAAATCCTCAGCCAATTAATAATGCATTTTTTACTATAACACAACAAGGTAAAGAGGACTTAGAACATATTTCTGGTGTTACAGGTCAGATGCAGGGAGTTGGGCAACCCCAACATGAAACTTATAGAGGTATGTTAGCATTAGATGAATACGGAACTAGAAGAATTAGACAGTGGACAAATAATGTTGTAGAACCAGCTCTTGAGAGCTTAGGTAAGGTTTTTATGCAGGTTGCTCAAATTGTATACAGTTCTAATAGGGTGTTTAGAATTGTTCAACCAGAAGAAGGAATGTCTGAGCCTGAGGTTAGTCAAGTAGAGATAAATATCCCAGTTTATAATGATTATGGTCAAGTAATAAAAAGATGGAATGACTATGCTAGTTCAAAATTTGACGTAAGGATTATTGCAGGTTCTACACAACCAGTCAATAGATGGGCTTTACAAGACGAATATTTTAAGTTTTTTGAAGCAGGTCTTATTGATGATATTGCCATGATTCAACAAACTGATATAAGAAATAAAAAACAAATACTTCAAAGAAAGTCTTTATATTCTCAACTACAAAATACTATACAACAACTTGAAGGAACAGTTAAAGACCAACAGGGAACTATACAGACCCTTGAACGTCAAGTAGTTCAGGCAGGGATAAAAGATAAAGTTAGAACTGCTGATGTTGAGATTAATAAAGCGGTTAATGAGACAACTGCTCAGCAAAAACTGGTGCAGAATATCATGAAGACGGAACTTAGTTCTGCTAAGAAAGAACAAGTTGCAAAAGAAAAAGGGTAATCGTAGATTAAAAGGAGTAAATAATGAGTGAAGCAATAAAAAAGGACAACGCAGAGGTTGATTTAGAGAATCTGCCCCCTGAGACTGATACTCAGAAAATAACAAAACAGGACGATTTTTTCGACCAGCTTGATAGACAGGTCATGGGTTCGGCTCTTAGTGAGCCTTCGGAATCTCATCCAAAACAGCAAGTTGAGACAACTTCTCCTCAGGAGAACCCTCAAAACGCTGAGGTCGATTACGACCAACTTGAGAAAAGGTATAGTGATTCTTCTCGTGAAGCAAAACGACTTAACACTCGTTTAAAAGAGTTAGAACCATATTTACCAGTTCTTGAAGCGATGAAAGAAGACCCCAATCTAGTTTCTCATGTGAGAGGCTACTTTGAGGGTGGTGGTTCAGCCCCTAAAAGCCTTAAGGAAGAACTTAATTTAGGAGAAGACTTTATGTTTGATTATGATGACGCAGTTTCAGACCCAAATTCTGATAGTGCTAAATTATTTCAAGCAACTGTTGATGGTGTAGTTCAGAAAAGAATCAGGCAGTTTTCAGATGAGCAATCTCGTCAAAACCAGAAATTAGCTGATGAGCAGGATTTTCGTGCTAAGTATCAGTTGACAGATGGCGACTATGATGACCTTGTAGAATTTGCAAAGCAGAAGAAATTGACTCTTGAAGATGTATACTATCTAAAGAACCGTGAAAGCCGGGACAAAAGTATTGCCGATAATGTTAGGCAAGAACAAGTCCAGCAATATGATAGGGTCCGACAAGGAACTCCTCAGAGTATTGCTAGTGTAGGTAACGAGGTTCGAGAAGAGACTTCTCTTGATGACCAAGTATTCGACCAATTATTAGGCGTAGGGGAGCGAATCAACGACATCGGATTATAGCTAATAAAACCGTGGGTTTATCCCACACATAAAGGAAAATAACATGGCTGACACAAGTTATCCTCAGAATACCCCTCTGAAACTAGCTACCAGCTCAGGACTTTCCGAAAACAGTAAAGCTATTGCCGCGTCTGGTCTATCAACTGGTGACCTCAGGAGACGATATGACTTCTCCGAAAGGTTTGCAGAATTAGCAATCGACCAAACACCATTCTTCCGTTTGGTGTCAGGTCTTGCAAAATCCCCAGTAGACGACCCGCAGTTTAAGTTCACAGAAAAAAGACAATCATGGATGAAGCGTTATGCTTACGTGGTTGGTCATGTAATTACAGGTAGTGTTGATAAATTTGACAATGCTGGTTTCTGTAATTTCAATGATTCAGAATCAAGCGCAGCGAATGAAGCGATTGCTCTCCAAGATACTGTGAAATTATACATGGCTACTGATTATAAGTCCGCTGGTAATTTACAAAACATCTCCGGTCAAGCGAACGGAGCTATTGCGATAGGTGCGGCAGGAACAGCACCTGAATTCCTAATGCCTAACCAAATTCTTAGAATTAATCTCTCTGCAACTGCTGGTGGTGGAACTGCGATTAGTGATTATGCACTAGTTAAAGTTTCCTCTGTTGGCGCAGAAGTAACTAAGAATAGTATGCAAGTTAAACTTGTTACTGGTGAGGTTGTAAGAGCTGCAAGTGGAGAGTATTGCTCATATGCGAGTAACGCACCTCTAACTGATGCTTACGACAAAGACATCGCTACTCAATTAGAGGCTATGCGTTCTTATGTCGCTGGTACTTCTTACGAAGAAGGTAGTAGCTTACTTGGAAAATCATGGAAAGATAATCCATATAGTACAGGTTATGGACAAACTCAGATTTTTAGGTCTGAATTTGGTATGACCAATACTGCAAGAGCAACAGCACTCAAATACGAGCCTAACGAATGGGCGCGTGTATGGCGTGATAAGTTGATTGAACACAAGTGGGAAATTGAATATGCTGGACTTTTTGGTTCGCAGGTTGAAGATGCCGCAGGTGTAGGTCACACACAAGGTGCAGTTGATTATATCTTGAAGTATGGAAACATCTTCTCTTGGAATACATCAAAAACTGTTGATAGTTTCCTTGATGATATGTCTAAGTATGTTGACCCTCGTTACAACCAATCAAAAGCAACTGTCTACTTCTGTAGCACGGATGTGTATAACTGGATTCATAAACTAGGTGGATATTTTAAACAGAATATCGGCATTGATGACCAGTTTCGTGCAGACCTTGCAGTTACAGGAAGAAAGAAAGTTATGGGCTTAGATGTTAGTACTGTTAGTACTGTCTATGGCGACATGAATCTTTCTAGATGTATTGCTCTTGATGGCTCAGCAGTTAAGATTCTTGGTATTAACATGAATCATGTCAAATATCGTCCATTGGTCGGTAATGGTGTGAATCGTGATACCGCTATCTACGCAGGAGTTCAATCACTAGAGAATTCTGGTATTGATAAAAGAGTAGATATGATTCTAACTGAAGCTGGTTTCGAGTGGCAAATGCCTGAAGCACACGCAGTTTGGAAATAATCTAAACTAATAATAGATGGCAAGGCTTCCTTCCGCTTTTAACCCTCCTTTCTCCGGTTGGAAGCTGCGCCGTCTTGTGAGGACTTAAATGAAACTTTGGGAAAAAGTAAATAATTTTACTGGTCATAATACTAAGGCTAGATATTTAGTAGAGCATATTAATGCAGGTGCTAAGTTTATTCTTAGTGCGTTACCTGAAAAGTTCCTATGGACTGTTGCTGATGAAGTAGAGATAGACGGTTTTGATTCAACGGGTGCATCTCTTATAGGTAATGGTTCTCCTGTGGCTTATGATAAAATATTAGCAGTTTATCGTTATGACAATGGTAAGAAAAGAGTGTGTGCTGAAGCACCAGATAAGAGTATACATATCTTTGATGAAGGCAATAGTCTTCTTAGGGCTACCGAGATGTTTCCAAAGTTCTATAAATTATCTGGAAAGATTTATATTAAACCCGACCCTGACTATAATGCTCATGTTGGAAGTGGTAATGCTTTTCAACACGCTTATACTGACCTTGATGGAAATACCATTACTGTAGACTCAGAAGAGGGTGATAAAGGAGTGGTTGTTTATTCAGCACCTCCAGTAGTAGATGCCAATACAGATACTTGGATATTGGTTGAATATGAGAATATTGCATTGTTATACGCAGCATCTTTAGATGCATTGAGACTCGTTCAGTCTTATAGGAGTAAATGTGAAGATGAAATAAAGGAAATTACCACTGCGAGTACAGGGCTTTTATCTCTTTTTAGAACTAATTTTGAAGCAATAGATTTGACTAAAGATACAAGTGGGGCTACAATTACTATTCCCACTCCTAACTTTACTTTCTCAACATCTCAATCTTTACCAAGTTTTAGTTTTTCTGAGACTCTCCCAACATTCTCATTTAGTGAGTCTGTTCCAAGTGCTATTAATTTAAGTTTAAGTCTTCCTTCGTTAGATATTACTAGCCTCTCAGAACCAACAGGATTATCTATTACATCACCATTACCAACGGCTATTAATGTAGCTACATCATTACCAAGTTTAACTGGTATGCCTAGTTCATTACCAAATGCGTTTACATTAACTGAGACATTTCCTACTTTTGCTTTTGCTAGGGCTATTCCAGATGGTATTAATGTAACTAAATCATTACCTTCTGACTTTGAATTAACTAGACCATTTCCAGTTCCAATTCAAATAACATCTGATTTTCCTACGGATTTTTCAATTTCTCAAGAGTTTCCTGAGTTTACTTTTACTGGTGTCCCTCCTAGTTCTTTACAGTCAACTAAGCAACTACCAGATAGTATGACGAATGAGATGACGACTCCATTACCTTCTTGGGCATTATCAACTACTATCCCTAGTGAAGTTAATGTAGAGGCTAATTTACCCAGTGCTTTCAGTATAACTAGCTTATTCCCAACGGATTTAGCTATAGGAAGTAGTCTTCCAAGTGCTTTTGATGTTGGCGAACTTACATTACCATCTGGATTAACTGTAACAACCCCTAAGCCTGAATGGAATCCTTCTTTCTTAGATTTAGATTCATCGGCAATCACAACTAAGATAAATAATGCAAATGATTTATTATTAGGAGGGCTTGATAGCACTGATTCAACATCTGTGACATCGACTTCTGCAATCTCTTGGTTAGATGAAGAAGACCCTGACATGGTTAATTCAACCTTACAAACTGTTAACTCAGCTATCGGTCTAGCAAGTGGAGAGATTCAAAAACAAGCACATTTTATAGATAAGTATAGAGGGGAAGTGCAAAGTGAGGTTTCAAGATTTAGTAATTTAGTACAAATGTTTAACACAGAACATCAAACTGAGGCTACAAGAGTAACAACCGATGCTAATCTATATAAGACTGCAGTTGAGACTGAAAGGTCTAGAATCAATGCTGAAATAGAGAAGTATAATGGTGAGTTATCTAAAGAAGCCAAGAGAATTGATAGTCAATTACAGAGATACTCTATAGAATCACAATCAGAAAAGACTAGAATTGATGCAGAATCTACCAAATATCAATTAGAGCTTGAGAAAGAGAAGACAAGAATTAACTCAGGATTAAAAGTATTGGAAACCGATGTTTCTAAAGAGTCTACAAGATTACAAACTGAATTAGGCAAGTATCAAGCTGAAGTAGGGTTCTTAACTGCTAAGAGTGAGCAAGATATTAAAATATTCTTAGGAGAGATTGATGGAGAAAAAACGAGAATAGAAGCTGAAGTCACTAAATATGGTAAAGATTTAGATGCTGCAGTTGCAGTTCACAAGCAAGAAGCTGAACAATATGCCTTAGATTTACAGAAAGAGACTAGTAGAATTGAGAATGGTATTAAGAAGTATCAAATTGAGATGGAGAGTGAAGTTTCTAGATATAAGGCTGAATTAGATGCTTATAGTGCAGAAGTGGCTAAGGAATCAGCTAAGAGTAATGTAGATGTTCAAGCATACTCAGCAGAACTTCAAAAAGAAAGTACTCGTATTGATTCTGATTTAAAGATTTGGACTAATGATTTTCAAAAAGCAGTTCAGGAGTTTCAGGCTAAATTACAGGCATTTACCACAGAGGTAGAGAAAGAAAGTGCTAGGTTTAATGCAGATTTAGCAAGATACAATGCTGAAACAAATAAAGCTCTTCAGGAGTTTGGAAGTGATGTGCAGAAATATCAAGCAGAGTTAGGGAAAGAAGCTAATCGACATCAAGCTGAATCATCTAATTATCAACTTGAACTCGGCAAGGAATCGGCTAGATTACAAAGTGCTATCTCTTCATACCAAGCCGAATTAGGTAAGTTAGCTCAAAAATTCACAACAGATATAAATGCATATTCAACAGAATTGGGTAAAGAAGTACAAAGAGTAAATACTGAACTTGGTAAATACCAAGCAGGATTAGGTAAGGAACAGCAAAGGGTACAAACTGAATTATCTAAGTACCAAGCTGAGTTAGGAAGAGAAACTCAAAGATTTAATGGAGAAATTGGGAGATATAACGCAGAATTAGGGTTGAAAGTTCAAGATTTGCAAAAACAAGTAAATCAATATACTAGTGAGATGACTAAATACACTACATTAATACAAGCCAAAACATCTAAATGGAGTTCAGATTCTCAGAAAGCTAAAGGATATTTAGAAGAAGCTGGTATGAGATTACAAACTGCAGGCACTTATATGCAGAAGAGTCAAAGTTTCTTTGCAAATTCTAGGGATTTTTACCAAAGAGCATTACAAGAACTATCAGCAATTAGTGGTGCCGTTACTGCTCCTCCTCAAAAACAAGCCACTCAAAGACAAGAGCAAGGAGCGACATCATAATGACCGTATTAGAAATGATGGAACGAGCAAACACCAGAGAAACTAATCTGGCTATTGCATTTATTAAAGATGCTATTGTAAAGATACAAAGCACTCATGAGGTTACTCTAGAGAATGAAAAGCAAAATGTCGTCAAAGACCAAAGGGATTATATATTACCAACTAAGTTAATTGCACTTGAAGGTGTTTCTATACTAGATACTGAGGATGGTAATAAATATAAAAGGATTAGAAGATTGACACATGACCCTCTAGTAGCAGAAGATAAGGATTTAGGTTAATGAGCTACGATACTAATAAGCACTATTTTTACAAAAGGCATGGTAAGGTTCTAAGATTATACAGATTAAGAAAGAATTCATCTAGAGTTGTCGATAATGAAGGAAGAGTAGAGCCTTCTAATTCTGATGAATTGAAATACCCCGATGAGAATATTACATTAGGGTTAAGACTTGAATTTACAACTTTAAAGAAACCATTTGTTGAATCGGACCCAGATGTGACAGCTGATGCTTCAAATAATGAAGTTACTAGCCCAAAAGAGGGTTCACATATTAATTTGAACAGAGTTCTTTCTTTAGCAGTTGTAGAATACCTAAAGGCACAGTTCGCAGAACGTAATGGCGATGTGCAGGGAAAAGAGTATTTTATGAGAGAATTTCATAATAAATTAGCAGATAACGAGAGCAACAGGAATGACATTTTCGTAGCAATTCCAGTATCTCCATATGCAATTAGATAGGAGTAATCTATGGCAAATATAAAAGCAAGGGTTGACGTTAGTATAAGTCCTTATTTGACAATACCAACAGCCGCGAATCAACCTGAAATAACAAGTGGGCTAACATCAGCCACATTTCCTTCAGGATATATCGGTGGAGGTAGTTATTTAGCTACCATTGATGCATCTGATAATAATATCTCTGTTACAGATGTAAGCGCAGTATTAGTTTCTAATTCTGCCACTAGAGTGCAAATTAGTGCATTAGGTAAGCAGGGTACTTTAATATTAAAGAATAGTGGTTTTGAAGAAGCCGCGAAAACAAATGCAGCAAATGCAGGTTCAGATGTTCTAGTATATGTGACAGATGCTGAAACCACAATCATAACAAAGTTAACGGTTGAGAATAAAGATGTTTTCGTTATTCCATATACTGGTCTGAATATTTCGTCTTATTATTTTAGGAATGTCAATTCAACTGCTTCTAAACCTGTGTATGTTGAAGGCTTTTTTATGCACGATACTAATACTTAAGGAGTAAAATATGGCTAAAACAATACAAGATTATACTGTAAGTGAAAGTGTTTCACCTTACGTTAAAGTAGTTGTTTCAACTACAAGCGATATGGATGTTTGTAGAGGAGTTATGCTAAGTGGCGCGGCTTCTGGAGCGATTACATTAACAGTAGGTGGCTCAGATGTTTCAGTATATATGCTAAGGGGTCATGTTTATCCCATAGCTTGTACAAAATCTAGTTCAGCAAACGTACTACATTTATATTAGATGATAACAGCAGAAGCATACCAAGATATTCAAATCCTTCAGGATAGTGACTTTGAGAACATTATAACATTTGATAGTTCTCACGATATGAATGGAAAATCATATAAAGCCTACATCTCTAAGGATTATGTTCCCACATCTTTTAATGGTCCAAAACATGATGGTAGTTCTTGGTCTACAGATACAATCACTAGATTTGCATTTACCATAGCGACTGGTGCTAATTCAGTAACCCTTACTATTCCAGCTGAAGTTACTTCTTTCTTTGAAGATGGTTGGGAAGGTGTATGGGATTTACTAGAGAAGGACTCTGATGATACTTCTTACAAAAGACAAATACAAGGAGATGTTGTTATTTCTAATTCTGTAGCTAAGGTGTCTGACTTCTAATGCCTATTACTACAAAAATTACTAGTACATCAGCTACTAAGTCATTTGGGACTCAAACTGCTTCAAAGGCTTCAGAAACTTTTAGTATAGATGCAAGTGAGATACCAATTACCTTATCGTCTCTTCCAAGCTCAAAGAATGTGCAAGATGCACTAGAAGCGTTACAGGGAGCAAAGGGAGTATCAGTACAAGCATCAGCACCATCATCACCAGTAGAAGGAGACTTATGGTTTGAAACTGGGACTGATAAATTATATGTTAGAGATGATGACTCATGGAATCATCTAACGGACGCAACAACTCAAGTTAACAATGTAGACGGAGGGACATTCACGTAAAGGAATAAATTATGGCTATTCAAATTAAAAGAGCAAACAGCAACACCTCAACTAGCTTACCCGGCAGTCTTGCATCTGGCGAACTTGCTCTCGTACAAGCTGCGAAGAAGTTATTTATTGGAAGACACAATAATTCAGATGTAGAGGTATTCCACCTATCTACATTAAATGATTTAACTGGTGGGGTAGGTATTACATCAACTATACCTGCTTCTGCTGATGATAATAGTGCTACTTTAGCAGTTGATTTAACTGACTCTAATGCATGGGGAAATACTACTAGAAAAGGTCTATTACAAGCTGACTCTGATGTATTTCAGGTCACTGCAGGTGTAATTGATATAAAAGATGATGCTATAGATGATTCACATATAGATTTTGGAACAAGTGCTGGGCAAGTTGATACCGATGTTGTCCCTGAGGGAAGTACTAATCTTTTTCATACAACTGCAAGGGCAAGAGGTGCGGTATCAGCATCAGATGCAGGTGGAGATGGTTCATTCGCATACAATTCTAGCACAGGTGCTTTTACATACACTGGTCCATCAGCCGCGGAAGTCCGTGCCCATTTCTCAGGAGGAACTGGTGTTACAATCAGTAATGGTTCGGTAGCAATAGGTCAAGCAGTAGCTACTAGTGATTCTCCTCAGTTCGCAGGATTAGATATTAATGGAAGTGCAACAGTAACTGGAAACCTGACATTTGACCACGCTTCAGCCGATTCGACAATAGCATCCACTAATGGTAAAGTTTTTGTAGAGGGAATGGAGTTTGATGGAAATAATTTAAAAATCCCCGGAAATCTAACTGTCGAGGGTGCTACTACAACTGTTGAATCCAATACTGTAGTTATTGATGACCCGACATTCTCCTTAGGTGCAGTCGATGGAGCCGCACCTTCAAGTGATGATAATAAAGATAGAGGAATAATGGCTCATTATTACTCAGGTTCTGCTAAACAAGCATTTTTTGGTCTTGATGACTCTACTGGTAGATTTGTATTTATTCCAGACGCTACAGATACTCTTGGTGTAATGAGTGGTACTTTAGGTCATGCTCAATTTGAAGAAGTAACAGCAACTACACTTAATGGCACTCTTGATGGAGGTACTTTCTAATGCCTGGGGCGACTATTAAACATTATCGCACCGGAGTAGCAGGAAGAGTACCAAGTGCAAGTAATGTAGAAGTTGGTACTATTGCTATAAATTACAATGATGGAAAACTTTTCTATAAAAATTCTAGTAACGCTATAGCTGAAATTTCTGGTGGTGGAAGTGGTAATACTTTAACTAAAACTACTGATAGTAATGGATGGTTAGAATTTGCTGATACCACTACGGCTGTTGCTGGTGTTTTATTTAAAATTAAAAATAATAATGTTACAAAATTTGAAGTTACCTATGATGGTCAGTTAACAATGGATAAGGTTAATAGTAAAGGAACAGCAAGAGAAGGTGGATTCGTTTACGATGGCGATGACTTTTGGGTAGGAGTAGAGTAATGAAAAAGGAGAAAAATAATGTCAAATATCACAAAAATTGCAGAAGAGCCTCGAAAGAATATGAGTTTCACTGCAAAGGAGATAGGGTTTCTAATTAGTATGATTGAAGAAATGGCAATCTCAGGTAAAGTCCTAGAGTTGGCTTACTCTACTAAGGTTAAGCTTCAGGCAAAATTAAATAAAATAGCAAATAAGGAAATGGAGTTCTAATATGGCAACATGGAAAAAGGTCTTAACAAGTGACCACTCAGATAGTCATCCTGTACCTACCAATCGAGATACTCGAAATCAAGTTGCAGGGACTTACAACACAGTAATAGGCACCGATACCGATATAGATTGCGGTCCGGCAGAACACATTGACCAAATCAATGTAACTGATGGTGTTATCACATCTATGTCAAAACAAACATTAACTGCTTCAGAGCTTGGAGCTTGGGTATCTACTGGCACCACCGATGATAGTGAGTTTATGGTAACAGATGATATTAACACTAAGGAGTTCGCTACCAAAAGCGCAGCTGAAGTGAGAACTATGCTGAATGTCGCAAATGGTGCAACTGCAAACACAGGTGATATAACTGCTGTAACTGCAGGTACGGGAATGAGTGGTGGTGGCACAAGTGGAGATGTTACTCTAAATTGTACTATCACAAATAATAATCAACTTACCAATGGTGCTGGTTATACAACTAATTCAGGTGATATAACAGGAGTTACTGCTGGCACAGGATTGTCTGGTGGTGGTTCATCCGGTGGTGTCACACTAGCCTTAGATTTCTCTGAATTAACAGATATGACAGGAGGTATTTCAGGCACAACTGAATTTATCGTACAAGATGGTACAACTGAAAGTAGGAAAGCCGCATCTGAAATAGCATTATCTAATTTTAGTAATGATTCAGGTTGGACATCAAATTCAGGAGATATTACTGGGGTGACCGCAGGAACAGGTTTATCTGGGGGTGGTAGTTCTGGTAGTGTAACTTTAAATGTTTCTGGTGTAACAGTTTCAGAACTTGCAGGTTCAGCTATACAACTTAGTTCTGAATCATTTGCAGATAACGATACAAGTTTAATGACTTCTGCGGCAATACAAGATAAGATAACAAGTTATGGATACACATCCAACTCTGGAGATATAACTGGAGTTACCGCAGGCACTGGGCTGACTGGTGGAGGTAGTAGTGGGGGAGTAACTCTCGCTGTTAATACAGGTGCAGTAGCAAACAACGCAGTAACTATTCCAACTGGTGACCATGTTTATGATTGGGTAACGGCTCAGGGCTATACATCCAATTCTGGAGACATTACGGGAGTAACAGCAGGTACTGGATTAAATGGTGGCGGTTCAAGTGGTGGAGTTACATTGAATGTAGATGCAACTCAGAACGGCATTACCACGATAGGTCCGGCATCTGGTGTATTAACAGTTGATGATGACCTCACGGTTCAAGGTGATTTAATTGTATCCGGGGCAACGACTACTGTTAATACTGAAACTGTTACAATCAATGATAACATTATGGTATTGAATAACAATGCTTCAGGTACTCCATCAGAAGATGCTGGTATTGAGATAGAAAGAGGTAGTTCAACTAATGTTAAGATGTATTGGAATGAAGCTAAAAATCAATGGTTTGGTGAAAATGAGACAGGTAATGGTCAAATCATGATGGCTAACCGCAAACAAGGCGCACCAACTTCAAGTGATGATGGAGCAGGAGTTGGTCAGTTTCTTTACGATACTTCCAATCAAGCTTTCTACATTAGAACGGCTTAATAAAATGAAAAGGAGGAAACATGAAGGCTATAGAATCAAGTGAATGGCAATATATATTAAAGGCTTTATTATCTCTACAGATAAACGCTGCAGATGCAAAAGCTTTTGTAGTATTAATTGAGAAAATTGAGCATCAAGGTGAGTTGTCAATTAAAAGAGAACAAAAAAAGATGGAGAGTACATAATTGGCGACATTTAAAAAGATAATAGCAGGGACTGAATTACAATGGGAAGATAATGCACCTGCTGCGGATTTAACTGTTGGAGATAGAACAATCACTCTCAACGAGGGTCCGGGCATTTCTTGGGACGCAGCCTCTGATGATTCTTGTACTCCAACAGTCTCAATAAGTAATCAACATTGGTCTGGAACTGATTTATCTATTGCAAATGGAGGAACAGGTGCTTCAACTGCTAGTTCTGCTAGGGGAAATTTAGGTACAAATAACGCAGCTAATCTAACGGCAGGGACAGTCGCCACAGCTAGGCTAGGGTCTGGTACTGCAAATTCAGGAGTATTTCTAAGAGGTGATTCTACATGGGCTTCGGCTGGTGGTAGTTCGATTTATATTTCTGCTCATGTTGATTTTAGAGGGGCTTCATCTGAAAGGTGGTTGCCTTTAGTTGGTGCAGTCTCTCAAAGTGGGGATGATTATGGCAATAAGATGGCTAATGGTATATATTATGTTTGTCCTGAAGCTGGGACTTTAGATGCATTTCGTGTGCATACAGAATCATCGCTAGGTTCATCTTGTCAGGTAAAGATTTATAAGAACGATAGTTTACAACAAACAATAACTAAAAGTATGACATCTTCTGGAGCTTCTAATGACTATTCTGATACTAGTGCAAATGTAAGCTTTGCAGCAGGAGATTCTATGACTATAAGAATTAACCCGTCTACTGGAACACAGGCTTCTAGTTGGACTTTTACATACGACCTTTCATAATGACTGAAAAGTATAAAGATTATTGGAGAGCAGTAGGTGTAGTAATATTTATTTTACTATTTGCTTTACTACTTATTCCGGGGTGTAAGTGAGTGAAGGCGGTAAACCTAAGACAGCCCGGTCGTACCGTGGGAGTGTCGTGGATGATAACGCCATCATTAGTATTAATATTAAGTGGCTTATTCAGATGTGCGTGGTTATCGCTGGTATTGTGTATGGATACTTTACGATTGAAATGCGAATTAGAAGTCTTGAGTCAAGATTGGCAGAAGCTGATACCACAATTACAGAGCTTGTCGAAAAGCATATAATTGAGGAACAAGCAAGATATGATGAAATGGAGGAAGAATTAAAATGGCATCAAAAATTATTGAAAAAGAAGAAGAAATAAATGGAAAATTTTTTAGAATTATACGCAGAAGCAGGAATGATAGGAGTCGTAGGGGCAATGTTTGTCTTTATGGTATATCAAAATGCTAAGAGAGCAGAGTCACAAGCTGAGGCTATACAGAATCTTAAAATTGAAAATGAAGCACAGTCAAAAGATTTAGAGAATATTGAGTCGATTGTGCTTAAATTCTTAGATAGATGGAACAGGTCTGATGAAGTCAGAGACAGACGACATGAAGATATGATTAAAGAGATTAATGATTTGTCTGATGTAATGATGGAAGTAAAAGGCTCAGTTTCTAGAATAAATGGTAAGTAAAGGAGAGTTGAAATGAAAAGTAAAAGTAAAATGGCAACTGCACAAGCAGAGCAAAAACAAATTAATCTTGATGAACAGATGAAGGCAATAGAGAATCAGATAGCAGAGCTAAGGGGAGTCTATAATTACTTAAAGTCTCTTTCTGAACAAGGTGCTTCTGTCTCAATATCTAGTAATGGCTCAGAAGAAACAAACTAAAGAATGGGAATGGAGATATGGTCTTGAAGGCGTTCTTGGAGAGTTGAACGCCCATAATAAGAATGTCTATCATCACATTAAAAGAATTGATAAGCATCTCGCAGAGATAAATGGCTCTGTTAGAAAGCATGATATTATCATTTCAAAATGGAAAGGCGTAGCTATTGGTGTAATAGCAGTATCTACACTTGTTTCAAGTATAGTTGGACTAATAATAAAATAAGGAGTAAATAATGGATATTTCACAATGGTTAGTGGAAAATTGGGAATACGTAGCAATTGGAATCCTCCTGCTAGATAAGGCAGTTGCACTATCCCCGATGAAACAAGATGACTTAATTTGGGCATCTGTTAAGGGAGCAGTAATGAAACTAGCAGGAAAGGACAAAAAATAATGTTAAAATCTTATAAATTACTTGGAAGATTCATCGCAAGGCAAAAGCATAACATGGGTATTGCTAAAGCAGTTGTTGAGTTTGCTGAATTCGCAGCTAAGATGACTCCATCTAAGAAAGATGACAAGTTTGTTGAAGACCTCAAGAAGTTTGTTGGCAAAGCTAGTAAGTCCGTTTCAAAAGCTTCTAAAGTTAAAAAAGAAGTTGATGACGTAGTAAAAGCAGTAAAAAAGAAGTAATGTTTAATGGCAAACAAGGCAGAAAAGTTAGTAGCCTTTCATGGGGGCTTAAACGATAATACTGACCCTAAAGACATATCTGAAGATGAATTATCTGATGTTGTAGATTGTTCTGTTAGTAGAGTTGGTAGAATAGGAGTTCTTGGAGGTTCTGGCGGTACTTTAACTAGTCTTAACGACGCTACTGTCAAACCTGTAAAGGATTATGGATTATTTTACTTTAGTACAGACAGGGATAAAGATGGGGCGCAGAAATCTGAAGATTGGTTAGCTTTGTATGATTCTGCTGATGGTGAAATTAAGTTCTATTACAGGGATAAGCAGGGAAGTTCCCCAGCTATATCCTCAACCATAAAAGATTCATTTGTAGAGGAAGGAGGTTGGGCATCTGCCAAGCCTTCATTTTATTTAGCCGATGGTATATTAAGATATTCTAATGGTGACTTTGGTTCAAGCACCAATAATAGGGTACATCAATACTCTGATAGAAAATTTTTTGAAAAAGATACTGTTACTCCTCATTTAGAAACTACAGGTAATTGGGATGCTACTAGTTCTGAGGTTACTAATTTAGCAAGTGTAAGTGGATTAAATGTCGGAGATTTAGCCGTGGGGACTGGGATACCTGCAGACACAACAGTATTATCTATTGATGGTTCTTCTTGTGTTCTCTCTAATGTTCCTACATCAACACAAACTGGAGGTGATATAGATTTTTCTAATCCAGCTATCGTTTTAAGACAAGGATGGAATAATTTCGACCAAGAATTAAAATCATTTGATAGTATTGGAGTTTCTCTTGCAATAGATAATTCCCAAGATGAAGGTCCAGATGATGCTACTGTTGGTACTGCTTTAGGAAAAATTATATTATCTTATTGGACAAGTGCAGATGGACAATGGAATGGCTCATTTCAATTTGCAGCATCTCCAATATATCATCAAGGTGGAATCGGTCCATTGTCTGAATTTGGCACTACTGTTAATTTTCACGAGAACAAGGTATCGTTTCAGTTACATATTTCTAGAACTAATTCTACATCGGCTACTGTCCATCCATTTTCAGATGATAGAATTATTGGAGTAAGGGTTCACTTTAGAAGTCATGGTGCTGATAAATGGCATAAATTAAAAGATTTTGATATGTTAAAGGGGGGAAAATTTAATTGGCTTGAGTATGATGGGGCTTCAGATAAGGCAAAGGGTATCTTTAATGGGAATATCTCTGATGTTACTATTGCAAATAATACTTTAACAAATTATACAAGGTCTTGTAGTTATAATAATTCTTCTTCTACTATAACGCATAGTGAAGATTCTAATATCATAAAAGGTCTTGATGTTGATGGGACTGATATTCCTGCTAACGCTACTATTAGCAGTATTATTTCTCCTGTTCAATTCTCTATAGCACCTTATACAACCACAGCTGCGTCAGGTAGTGCAACTTTAACCTTTAATGATTTACCTGCTCAGAAAAGGTCTTATACTTCGTCTGTGGCTAGTTTTACCGTTACTAATAGTGCTAGTGGGTTTTCAGGCAGACAGGGCTTCTTAAGATTATGGGGTCCACACAATGAACCCATATGGAAAAATATTAATGATGATGGTACTCCTATTCCTTTATCTGGAGCATCTCATTCAATGAATATTACTACACCGGGAGAGGGGTCAAGGGAGTTTCAAGTTGAATTACTTGATGAAACTTTTGCGGTTGTGGCTAAAAGCGATAAGGTCAAAATTGTCATTTCTGATTCAGGAAACACACCACCACCAGTATATAGTGACAACACAGGCTCTAGTTAAGGATGCTAAAGAGCAATTTCCTAAGTACGATTTTTACTTAGTTGGTTCAATGGCAAGATTAAATCCACGACCAAATGATATAGATATAGGAATCATTCCTAATAAG